CTTCGGAGCTCCCCAGAGGGAAGTTAATTGATTATGATTGCAATAAAAATCACCACTGACTATACCGAACTTAAGGGGTAATTCTGATAGACCTTGATAGGATAAATCCACATCACCATTCACATCAATAGACCCATCCCAATTTAGAGTATAGTTTTTTATACCAAATTCCTTGCAAATTTGGTCAATTTGATTAAATATGGAGGATTCTAGTAGGTATTTCATTAGGGTATATATTAAACATCCCGGAAATTATTTTTATTTTTTTAATATCTAGATTTTTTCATAATATTTAAAAACTTCATCAAGTTGTTTTGGATCTTTTAAAATAGTATAATAACATTCTCCAGAAATACTTTCGGTGTAGTATAAATTTCTAATTTCGGCTTCTTCTTTTGTAATTGGCACACGAACCACATCAATATAAAATGTCTTTGGTTTAAAAGGAAATTTAACTAATTGTTTGCTACTTATCAATTCAAAATTTATATCATCATAATAAACGCTTCCAGTAAACGTATCCTCATCTTCAACGCCTTTCCAAACAATAGCATGTAGATAGTATGGTTTTGAATCCACTCCATCTTTAAATAAAGCACCACATCTAATGTTTTGAAAAATTATTGAGCCATTATCTGTTTCAGATATACCGTGCCATTCATTTTCATCACCTGTAATATCTGAAATAGGCTCAAATAGCATTAGTTTCCTTACTGTCTCAGAAATAGCATAGGCAACGTAAGGCGCCGAAGCACCACTTTGACCTGATTTACCAAATGATTCACACAATTCAAGTATTTCTTTTGCAAATGGTATAATAATAGCATCCGGTGTTGTTGCAGCAAGAATATCCAATTCTTGCTTTGCAAAGTTTTTAATTTTTATCATAATTATATTTATTTTTTTTTTGATACTTTTATTGTTTTATGATTGACAAATTCTTAACTTCTTATATTTTATTAATAATCGATACATCTTATCGTATTCATCATCGACGTTTACTATTTGTCGTTCCGTCCATTTATTATTATTAAAGTATTCTACGATCATTCCAGATTTAAGATCTTTTTTATCTTTAGGGAAATAATATCTCTTTTGCTCAATAAACGAAAATGAAACACCATTGTAGATATATGTCTTATTTTTCATATCAGAATTATAAATTACAATCCCCAATGGTACTTCGGATCCATCAGAAAGAATTTTCTTAGCACCTGTTTCGTTGATATATTTAACTATTACAGATGATTGGTTAAACTCATCCATTAGATAGATTGCATCTGATCTTAGCTTATCATTATCATTATCATCAGAAGTGATAGCAATATATGAATTTTCATATTTTTGATTATAATAACCAGTAACAGGAATTAGAGTATAATCTTTAGCATAAAGAATATTAGCCAACTTATTGGATTGAAATTTAATATCCAAGGCAGAGGTATTCTCATTTTGTGCAGATATAATTAAATATCCTATTTTTGGATCTGATAAATTAAACATAAACTATATATAAAATTTACGTTTTATTTATTAGTTTTAGATTTTATCTCCTTAACATCAAAAATTTCTAATAAATCTTTTTTTTGGAGATTTTTAATTTTTGCGAAGAATGATATTGCTTCAGATTCAGATTCGACATCAACCTGGTGGATTATGTCTGTAGAATTTTTTGAAAAAAGGCCAAATTTTCTTTTCATATATCAAATTCTTTTTTTAGTTGATTATTGAATACTTCTTCTATGATTGATTTGTACTTTTGTTGGAAAATAATACTATCATGAACCGTAATTAATTTAACTTCAGGATAGAGATACATAATTTCTTTAATAATTTTGTTAAAAACAAGATTAGATTCGGCTCTTTGTAGCTGATGAGATAAAGTTTTATAATCTTTACTCTTTTTTTTGTACATCTTAATAAAATTATGAATCGTGGGAAATAATCTCTTAAAAATCATTTCGTCTTTACTTCGATGGTTTTTACCAAAAAGAACTTTATAGGTTAACTCTTTAATTTTAGATTTTTCTTTTATATCTGAATTATCCATGATATATTGATAAAACTTTCCATGCGTTGTTAGATATTTGAATAGCTCAAACTCAGATAAATCTATGTCTACTAAGCCCTCTTCCAACATTAACTTTGTTAAAAATAAAGGTTGGCTATTTTTTATATCTAGTTCATAGGTTTCTTCTCCGTCAATTAGTAAACAATTTTTACGGATAAATGATTTAAGAATTGTAAAATTGGTATGCATCCTACCATATGAATCAAAATGATAGAATATATGTTGGTCTTTAATTGCATCTATTGAATATTTATTTTTGTTGTAAATATCGAATTCCTGCATTGTAGAATCTAAAAATAAAATAGATTTCTGGTAATCAATTTGAACGTGGAACAAATCATCAACCAGTTTTTGTTTAATTTCTGGTAGTATTTGGTTGGTTGTGGTATCTTCAGTTTCAATTGATAAAACCGCATTTTTCCATTTTTTCAATAAAATCTTATCTGTGTTTCTATATCGACTGATTTTTCCATTGATTATAGATTCATTTAATTTATAAACTCTGGCCCTTTTACCAGTTTTATAATTTTGAACCATTACAATAGTTTCATTCTGTAATAACCACTCAATATAATAATTATAAAGATAGCCATATTTTTCTTTTAATATAATGGATGATAAATTAAATCTATTTTCTTTTTTGAAATAATATTTTAGGAGTAAATTGTGAACTATGTCTATTAAATAGGCAGTTTTTAAGTTTTGTTTTTTGAACGTAATAAATCTAACTTTTGAAATTTCAAATAAACTAAGTGGTAAAAATTGTAATAAATGATTTTTGTTTTGGAGTTTATTTCGAATCTGAAATTTTTTTTCGGGTCTGTACTCTAATACTTTAATCATACAAATTATAGACCGTCAATCTTATTTGTTGAAAATTTTATTTACAATTTTTTATCTTTTTGTGCTCTTATCATGATGATAGATAACCTAAGTCTTTGGTCATTTCTTTTGTAAACTTAACCTTTACCTGTTTCATCTGGTATAGTTGTTTTTTCTTCTGAGGGAGGCTCTACTTCAAATTTTCCACCTTTACTTTTCTTCTTATTCTTTTCTTCCGGAAATCCTTTTTCAAACTCAGTGTAGATATCTGGATAAACTTGTTCATCACCATCTGTATCATATTTAATTTCGAAAAAGTCACCGAAATCTAAAAGTTTTTTTCTAGTTAGTTCAATTTCACTCAATTTCTTTAGGTGTTTATCTAAGTATGAATTGATACGATCAACAAATGTATTGAATATAACAAGTGTGTCTTCTGTGAATACACCGATCGTTTTCTTTCTTTTTTTATTGAAAGATCCTAAGATAACTTTAAATATGTACTCGATCTTAGGTGATTCTTCAATTAAACTTTTGGTTTTTTTATTTTGGATTAGCTCTTTATTGATTCTGAATTTATCTTTATCAAAAAACTCAGGTACTGCAAAGTCAAACTGTAGAAGATCTTCTTTTACTTCAGATAGATATATGTTAAATAACTTACAAATTAAGTTAATATAAGCCTCGTCCCTTCGATTAGCTTTAATTTTAATTTCATCTAATTTAATAGATTGGCAAAAATTCAAGAAATTAACTAAAATTAAACTATAGATTTCAACAAAATCAGTTGAATTAGAGTTTGATATTCTCTTATATAATGGATTTAAAATTTCAAATGATATATCTTTGTTAGATACACGGATAATAATTTTTTCAATATTTTTTTGAAAATCATCTTGCATCAAGAATGAGTTATTTAACTGTGGATTTAACAACTTATAAAAGAAAAATGAAAAAGATTTTTCACCAAAAACAAATTCTAAATCATCTTCACTTGTGTTTAAAAAGTACTTAATTGCTTCAATTGACTTCTCACTCAATTTACCTTTAAAAATTACCGGAATCACATCAGTATTGAAAAGCCTAGCGTATTCATCTAATTCATCAAATGAGTATTCGAACCTACCATTTTTTGAAATTGATGTGAGTACTAAGTGATTTTTCGGAACACGATCATATTGAATATTAGCCGGTTGATTATCTGGAAAATATTCAAAGCAAAACCACCATTTCTTATTTAATAAACCTTTGACACGAGAATCTAATGAATTAAAATAATTTATTGCATGATTGTAATAATTCTGCATAGCCAAATCAATTAAGTTGATTGGTTCAGAGGATAGTGATTTTGGCTTAATTATAAATTCTTTTCCATTCCAATTTACAAAAATTTTTGAGCCCTGTACATCTTCAAATACAACTATTTCTTGAGAGAATAGTTCGTTCAATAATGAATCATCGTTTATTTCATTTAATCTCACGAGTTTAGACATATTTTTATATTTTGTTTAATATATTTTTTTTTTGTTTAAATATTTAATATATATATAAAATATGAAAACTCGTAAAATAAAAAAATTTCAAGAATTATCAAATGACATCAAAGATCCAGAAATATTGGAATTAGAAGATGGTATTGTTAAGTCTAAATCTTCGGATAAATTTGAAATTGAATCTATTATAGATGTTTTTATGGATCACAAAGATTTACCATTTTATGAGGCAAATCAAATTGGATTTAGTCCAGATTTAAGTAATAGGGAAGTCAAACGTGGTGATACAATTTATATTACTGCCTTAGTTAAGAAAAAGGGAAACAGTTTTAGCTCACCTGCTACACAAGCTGTAATTAAAGTTAGAGTCATAGATATTTATCATGGATTGGCTTATCTAAATAAAGTAATAAAATAATGGAAATATTAAAGTATAAATATTTTGAAGCAAAAGGCAATGGTGTCAAAAGACACCTAATTGATGATTTTATTGTTTTTCAAGGTAAAAATGCAGCAGCAAATGATTTCTTGACATTGGAATTAGCCAGTGAAGACGATATTTGGATGCACGCTAAAGGTGTACCTGGTAGCCATGTGGTAATAAAGGTATCTGATAAATTACCAACACTGGAAGTAATTAAAAAAGCGGCTCAAATTGCTGCTGATAATTCAAAAGGTAATTCTGGATCTAAAGTAACCGTTGTTTATTGTAAAAGAAAATTTGTACACAAAAGGCCGGGAATGAATCCAGGTCAAGTTGAGGTAGAATATAAAAATTCAAATCAAATAATCGTGACTAAAAAATAATATATAAGGAGTGAAAGGTTGTTATTTAACTAAAGGTGTTTTAGATGTCCTAGATAAAATGGATAAAAAGAGATATGGTAAGATAATTAATGGTCTTCAGACAGCGATTAACATAGAATCACCATATAAAGATAAAATCTTAATAGGCAAGAATGATATGAACATATCAACACTAAAACAGGTATTAGGTGATCTGCAATCTATTGAATCGTATGAAGCTTTTGTTCACTCATTTAATATATGGTCAAATCACTTACCACCTGAAACAAGTAAAGAAATAGAAAGTATGCAAAAAAAGTTAGTTGGTAAAAATAATAATGTTCCTCTAATTAAATTTAGTGACGATTTTTGGATTTTGTTAGATAAAATCTCTGATGAAATCTGCTGGTCGATCTATGATTTAGAAAGTAACAGAAACATTAAAAATCCACTTGGAATTGAAAAAATTGATGTGTCTGATAAATATAATACCTTTAACATTGTAATCAAAGGTAAGCCATGTAAAATTAGTGTAAATCAATTTTTAAGACAATATTTTCCAAATAAATTTAGTGATAAAGAGGTCAGTAGATTTTTAAAGTCTTATAATAAAATAGTTGGTCAATATTCTAATCGTCCAAGTGGAAACAGAATTCAACTTCCTGAGTTTAAATATAATCCAAAAGATGTGAGATCAACTTTCTTATCACTTGTTACAGAAACGTATCCATATGGTACCGAGGAAGGGGTTATGAAATATATGCCTAAAGACTTGACAAAAGACGAATTTGGTAACTACTATAAAATTGTTGGTGACGGTGGTGATACAATGTTTACATCACACTTAGATACAGCATCAAGAACAAAAGATCGAGTTACTTTAATCTCATATACAAAGGAAAAAGACGAATTTATTTGTACTGACGGTACTTCAATCTTAGGTGCGGATGATAAAGCTGGTGTGACTGTGATGCTTTACATGATTGCACATAATATACCAGGTGTTTATTTCTTTTTCTATGGTGAAGAAAGAGGTGGTATAGGCTCAAGTAAGGTTTCTGCGAATCATTATAAATACCCATTTTTAAAAAAAATAAAAAAGTGCATTTCTTTTGATAGAAGAAACTATTACTCTGTTGTTACAGCACAGATGTCGGTTGAGTGTTGTTCTTATGAGTTTGCAACTTCTTTGTGTCAAGAGTTAAATAAAAGTGGATTAAAATTAAATTTAGATCCGACCGGTGTTTTCACAGACTCAGCAAACTTCACAGATATAATTCCGGAATGTACCAATATATCAGTGGGTTACTTTAATGAACATACACATGATGAGGTTCAGAATATTTCTTACCTGGAAAGATTAGCAAAAGCTTGTGTTGAAGCAGATTGGAGTAAACTTATAGTTAAAAGAAGAGTTGGATTTGATGATGAATTGATGTCTAAATACTCTAAATTTTTAGAAGAATTTAAGAAGTCCGTTTTCTATAACAATGATAATATAAAAGGTCACGAAGGTAAGATAACCATTACTATGGAAATTGACGACTATAGATTTGAACATTTTGAAAAAGATATGTCTATTTTAGACTTTTTATTTAGAAAATATAATATAGACCCAGATATCAAATTCAGTGGTGATAAGATAAAATTTGAAATAAAATAATATGAAACTTAAAAAATTCAATCGATTAATAAAAGAAAATAGATTTGGATTTGATTATATCCATGAGTCAAGTAAAAGAAATAAAGATCTGTCTTGGTTAGATGATGATATTAATGATCCAAGGGCAAAACTTGCAGCAAAATCAGATCTCAAATCTGATCCGGGTTATAAGAAATTAAATTATGACTCCAATGAATTTGAATACTCTGATTTTGAAGAATATGATTCATACTCAGACAATAAACATTCATATAACACCAATAATAGAAATAAAGTTGAACTTTCTAAAGACCAAGAAGATGTAGTCAAAGAATTAACTTATCTAATTAGAAAGATGATTAAAAATGCCGGTATTAATGACTTTTACGTTATTAACGACGGTTATGATATCAGTATTCAATTCAATTTTAAAAAAAATGAAAAGATGAAGTCAATAATGAAAATGACTAATATATTAAAGAAAATCAACGATGATATTTTAATTCAGTATGACCCAGAGATTGAAATGTGGGAAAATACTAAACGCGAGCCTGTATTTACTATTTATTTTTACTATGAGGCAAACAAAAGGGGTTACAAAAAAGATATCGAACCATTTTAATTTTTTTTTGGAATTTTAAATATTTATATATATCTTTGTATTCATAAACATAGTGATTTAACGCTCTCTAATAGAATTTGGGAATGCCCAAAATGTGGAGAAATAAATCATTGTGATTTTTTTTAAAACATTAAATTTAAAAATATAATAATTAACGGGGGTGAAAGGTATAGATTCGCAGAGTAAAGTTAATTATGCAGGCATCGGATGATATCTAACCGATTCAAAAACGGTATCAAACGCTTTAAATGGCAACACAAACGAAGTAGCAAGCAAAGAAGATTTAGTATTTGCCCTACGCAACAACATCTTAAAGGTAAACGAAGTAGCTTTTGCTTAATAGGTTTCCAAACAGTAAAGACTCTGTAAAAGTCTCGTTGAAAGTCAGGATAACACGTAATATAAAACTGAATATTTTGTAAATTTAGAAAAATTTACTAAGCCTGTAAATGAGTAATTAATTTTAGCTGAAGAAGACGGGGTTTCGATACCCCCACCTCCACAACAAATGAGTCTTTATCAAATAGAATTATGACTCTTTCTTTTATGAAAAAAATCGATCTAAGTAAAATCTACTTTCTTTCAGATCAATTTAGCATGAGATTCATCAAACCAATAAATTTCGAAACTGATTGGTATAATAAAAAGTTCTTAATTTTTTTATAAAAGTGAATTTTTAAATCTTGTATTAATGAATCCTGAAAATAGCAAAGGTCGACAAAAGATTGATTACATTAATAATTTACTAAATAACCATGTGATAATAGATGGAGTTTTTGAAAGTATCCTTGGATCACTAAACAACTTGTTGGTATGTATTTAGATTAACCATTTACTGATTATGCTTCTAAAAAATTTCCTGTTTTATAATTTTGATTTAAAAAAATACCGCAGAGATTTTTCAGTTAGAATGACTAATGTATTTGAAATAAGAGATTGGGATTGGGTATTAGGAGAATTAATATAAACAAATTCCAAAATAATTGATATAAATACAAAATATTATTTATTAAATGTCAATCATAAGTTATTTCGGAGGTAAATCCTCAAAAGTTTTCATAGAATTTATTAATTCAAAAATTCCAAAGACTGGTATTAAAACCTATTTAGAGCCTTTCAGTGGTAGCTTTGCCACTTATATGGACGATCCTAATTTGAAAGCCGAATTTGTTATTTTTAATGATAAAAATCGACACCAAGTAAATTTGTTTAAATGTTGTTCACAACCTGAAGAGTTTCTTAAGCATTTAGAGAATCTAAAGGCTAATCTTTTATATACAACTGAAACTGATCCTTTAAAGAAGTGGAATTTCTATAAATCTATTTACAAAGAATATCAGAGGAATGATTTCTTAGATGATATGAATTTTGAAATTGGTGATTTTAAAAAAGCTGCTATTTATGCCTTTCTAATTACATCAGCTCATAATTCAGTTTATCCACGCGGTGCTGGCTTTAATGGTTATAAAAAAGATAAAGATAAATTAAAACTCGATGTTCTAATTGACAAATTGAAGAAAAATAAATATACTGACAAATTAAAATCAATAACCGAATTTCATAATTGTGATTTTGAAGAGATAATTAATAAATATGATGCTGAAGATACTTATCTTTATTTAGATCCACCTTATGCTAGATTTAATGAAGATAAAGGTGATGATGATGCTAAAAGACTTTTTTGGTATGGCGCAGACTCTGATAGTGTTTTTGGCACTACTTCACATCGTAGGCTATTAGAGTTACTTAAAACAACTAAATGTCGTTGGTCACTTTCATATTACTATTTTCCAATTTTAGAAGATCTACTCCCTCGTGATAAGTACGTTTGGACACAAAAGGAGGTATTTAGAAGTTCAGCTCAAGGCGGTAATAATTCAAATAATAAAGCAGAACAACCTAAAGGTGTCGAGTTATTAATCTTGAATTATAATCCAGAAACTGGTGAAAAAATAAATTAATATGGAAAAATTAATACAGAAGTTATATGAGTCGACTAAAAAATATGACTTTATAAAATTAAATTCAAGTCTTAGTAATTTTAAAAAAATTAAAGTTTCATATTTATTACTAAATTTAGAATCTGATTTTGGAAATAGTATGAATGATAAGATTCAAAATATACTGATTGATGAATGTATTAAAATTTTGTTTAAAGAAATAATTTCAGAATTAACTATAACTAAAAAATTTGATTATATTCAGATAGACGAAGTTAATTTAAATTATAATTTCCCACCAGAGTTAATCAATAAAATTATTAAAACTAAATTTAGCAATATGATTCTTAATAATAAATTAGGCAGTTCTATACAAGATAGTACCGGGTATTATCCACATTCAAACTCGAATATTATCAATACAAATACAAATGGGTTGTATAAAATTGGAAGTTTCTTTGCTAAAAAAGTTTATGTTGATCCTTATATGAATTATAATTATAATCGGATTATTCTTTTTGATGAGATCATTATGAATTTTGATAACTTCTTATTATATAAAAATGATGAAGCTACACGAATTATTATTGAATTTGGTTATCAGATAGTATCTAATAATTCTATGTTATTATTTGTAGTGAATGATAAGACTGACCCCAATTATAGTGAATATATAAGACTTAGTAGAGACGAAAAAATAAATAAGATTATAGAAAATTTTTGATAATATCCTTTAACATTCCGGACAAGGCACGATACCTTCACCATCACAGTTACTACAAGAGTATTCACCTCTACCGTCACATTCATTACAATCAACGGTACCTCTACCGTCACATTCCGGACACTCTCTTTTACCTTCAGCGTCACAATAACTGCAGTCAACTTTACCTTTACCTTCACAAACTGAACATTCTTCACCATCATCGTTTTCACCTAAACCATCACAATATTCACAATCAATTTCACCTAAACCATCACAATTTGGACAATCTAATTCTCTATTACCGTAACATTCTTCACAATTAATGTTACCTGTTCCATCACACTCTTCACATCTTTGTACACCACTACCTTCACAGTCATAACATTCTACTTCACCTGAACCTCCGCAATAGTCACACTCTTCTCCACCTCCATTGGTATCTTCAAGACAGATTACATATCCTTTAGAACTAGTTGATAGTGTGCCTGCACTTGAATTAAAATATTTGACCGTATCCACATATGGATATTTATTATATTCACCTTTTCTAATTTTCACTACTAATGGTCCCATATCTACTTTTTCACCTGATGGTGAAATCATTTCAGAAGAATTTGAACTATCATTTCTAAATTTATAATACCACCCTTGAGATTTAGCATACTCACGGAATAACTCAACATCTGAATCATTATGTGTATATATACGATCAAGAAAAGTAACTCCTTCTGGAAATTGAAGTTTCCAAACTAAAGCCCTGCCTTTAATTTTATTACCAGACTCGTCTTTTAAAATCAATAGTTTACATACATCAGGATTTGACATATAAATATCAAAGAAGTTATTTGGAACATTTGACATACAAGAATTTGAAAGTGTACCTTTATTATCAGCGTAATTTTTAGAATTATACCAGTAACCAATTTTATCACCTTCAACTAATTCAAAATTTGAGAAAGCATCGTTCATTTTTTCAAAAGCCGATTTATATTTATTAACAAATTCTTCAATTTCAGATGATTTATATGTATAACCAGCAGCATTCAATAATGCTTGAATTGCTCTACCTGTTCTCACATTTTGTCTATTTTTAGTCCAAAGATCTTTTAGATAATCTTCATAGTTTACTCTATCTTCCTTTAATACACATTCACCATTATCAAACTTCATATAAAGATAAACATTTCCTGATAAAGGCGAAACGGCTCTTGAAACAACTAATCCCCTTTCACCGACTTGTGGTTTATAACCTTTGTCGCCTTTTGGTTCATATCCTAATAAATTGAATATGGTCCCGTTTTCTTTCATGTTATGTGTTAAAATACCACCGGTACCATTAAATGTTGCAAACTTTTCTGGTTTATCTTTTAATATCTCTTGAGCTTTTCTATCTGGTATGAAAGAAATTGAATCTTTATTATCTGAAACATCTAAATAGTTAGCAGTTATTTTTAAATCTTTATTCTCAATATTTATAAGTGCCTTGGCAATTGGTGATTCGATTGCTTTAAGTAATTTTCTAAACTTATCTGAAAATATCACCTCTGATTCATTAATCATTGTTATAAATTGTTCCAATAAAAATTCACTGTATTTGGTTATCATATTAGTTAATTTTTGATTTTAATAAGTCGTAAACTTGTGATATTTTCTCTTTAGCACTTGATATGTGATCTTCTGCCCAATCATGTCCATTTAAAATTAAATTATTTACAATTTGGTAATCCAGTTCAATCAATTCATTAACTTGATTGTGAATGTTTTCAATATTCGCAAAAAACATATAGTTTTCATTCTCTTTGAAATTCATTTCATGATTTTCATTTGTTAACTTATTATTTAAAAAGTCATAAACGTGTGAGACTGCTTCTCTGGCAGTAGAGATATGATCTTCTGCCCAGTTATGACCATTGTTTAACAAATCGTTAACTTTATCTTGATCCATCTCTAACATCTCACTTGTCATTCTTTTTATCGTTTTTAAGTTTTCAAAAAACATATAACTTTGGTTTTTAGCTGGTGATTCAAACTCTACTTCCGAGGAAGTATTATCTAAACCAATATGCATTTCTTCTTTATTTAAACCAAAGTTTTCAAACTTCTTAATGAATTTTCTCTCACCTAACCAATGTGGCTTAACCACTCCACCTCTATAATCAGATCTTTTATTAATAGTTGGTTCTACTATATCGTTTTCACATTCAAAACCGCACCAGTCAATAGCCATTTGTTTTAATTTTGACTCGTCTGTTTCTGGGTGCCTTTTTTTTAAAATTGATGTCAATTTTTCGACATATTCAATTGTATCGTGGTTATATCTCCAACTTCTAAAATTAGACTTCAAATCATCCAAAACATCAATACTCCCAGCTGATTCTTGGTGTAGTTTAGAAACAATTTTATATTTATGATTTTTGTCTTTTGTCACTAAATCATCTAACATTTTGATATCATCTTTAATTTCAGACAATGAATCATCATCCATCTTACGAGTTACTCTATTGTACTTATATTTAGTTTTATTGCCGATGTCGGTTCCACTACCTTCAGCATTTTTAGTAAAAGATCTTTTTACCTTTTTAAGATCCTCTTTTTCTTCATCAGCATGATTAATGAAATCATTGAAGTGAGTTAATTTGGTTAATTTAGTCTGAAAATTAGGAGTACTATCTCTATGCATAAATGAAGATTTATTTTTATTAGTTTATATATTAATTTATTATTTTAACTTTTTATCTAATATTTTAGCAATCTGTGAACCAATAAAAAAGTGAATATTTGAAATAGAATCGGTTTTTATAGTTGTATATTCATCTAAAAATTTGAACCTAAAAGTGTAGGTATCAAATTCTTCATCCGCTTTTCGATTAGTTTTTTGTATTGATAAATCTATTTTGTAGTTGTTGTTAATGTTTATTTCGAAATCAAATGTAGTTTCTTCACAAGGTTGAGTCTTGAATTTTGGTTCATAGATCACATCATAGACTGAGTAATCAGTAATTTTAGATCTTTTTAAGTAATAATTTAAAAACATAGAAGGTGCACCAATGAAATCAGAAAGGATTTTAATATCTTCACCAAAGTCGTTAGATTCAATGATGTCTTCGATTTTTTTCTTCATATCTAACACATTATTGAAATTAACTTTGTGATATACACAATTGATATCATAAAGATAAATAAATGATTCTTCAATTACGTTTTTCTTTTCTAAATCAGTTTTAAATATGAATTTTGTGTGAATAATAAAAGTATCCTGCACCGAAAGTCCATGTATAGAGATTACTAATTTATAAAAATTACCACTATCGGATTTCTCATAAACCGAATCTACTGAAACTACTTTGCCTTCTTCTTTTTCAAAAATTTCTTTGAAAGTTTGTTCTATTTCTGTTATTCTAATTGGTGTCATATTATTTAAATTTTTTATCATATGCTTTTCTTTTTAAATCTAGGATTTTCCCTATATAACCATTTCTTCTAAGAAGTTTAAATACTAAATTCTCAACAGAGTATTCACCTTCTCTTTCGAGTCCGGCTTTACGACTATCTTTAATCTTTTTCCAAACTTTTTTAAGTTTAGAACTGATTAATTCATAACTTTTATTTTCCTTTAAGTCGTTCTCTAAATCTTCAATAATTGACATGATTTGCCCAGCCTTACGTTTAATTAGATCTTCATCTGGAACAAAATTTTCTCTAGTTGGCTTAACAAGCCATTTATCTTTTAATAATGAATATTGACCAGTTGAGAAGTGATCTTGTTTTGAATCTTGACAATAAATTTCAACTTGATATCCTTCAATTGTGATGTCATGTTGAAGTTTCCAAACCTTTTCAACCGCATCAAGATACTTCCTTACTAATTCTTCATCTTTATTGACTTCACCGAAATCAAAAATTAAATGTACATCAAAGTCTGAATATTCTGACCAATTGAAATTAGCTAATGAACCAGTCAAAACTATATCTTTTAGTTTGGCTTTTATTTCTAAATTTTCGAAATAGTCTTTTGAGATTTCAAGTAGGTCTTCTTTAATTGATTGATTTATTTTCTCATCACCATAAGGCCAAACTTTTGGATTCAATTCATCTTTCAAATAGAAAGATTTAATCGGTTCAAATTTTCCTACGACATACTCAAAAAATTTTTGTACCATTAAATTTTATTTATAATTTTAATATATATATTAAATCATAATTACTAAAAATAAGAATTTTATGAAACTTAAAAGCTACTATGAATTTATATTAGAATCTATTTTATTGACTTCTGATTATTTTTTGAATTTAATTAAATCAATTGATGATCCAATTGCTAAAAAATTTAGTCAATTAATTAATAAAGATATAAAGACTAAATATAACTTCATTGATTTAACACGCAAACATGATAAATTATCTTTCATACCTGATTCTCAAATAACAAATAAGTTAAAGTCTGGTCTAAATCCGAATGATCTTTTTAGTGAAAAGTCAAATCAAACTACAATTGGTAGAATAGTTAGATCGATTCTAACCGATAATCAAATCGAATATACTGACTATGAGATTGAAAAATTTGTGAATAAGTTTAAATCAGCCTATGACGCTAATAAAATCAAGACTTCAAAAGTTGAATCGATTAGAGTTGTTAAAGGTGAAGACATCAGATTTTGGTATCTACAAGATAACTATTGTCAAGAAACACTTTCGGGAAAAGGCTCTTTGGGAAAATCTTGTATGAGATATCCGAATTGTCAAAAATTTTTAGATATCTATGTAAATAATCCTGAAGAATGTAGCTTGGTGATTTATATAGATAATGATAATAAATTACGTGGCAGAGCTTTACTTTGGAAAACAAATTATGGTTTATATTTAGATAGGATTTATTTCACATTAGATTCCGATACTAACTTGATTGAAAAATGGGTTAATGATAATTTTAAGATTTCTAAAAATAATAATGATATGAAAGTTAAATTAACTGGTAAATCTAATGCTGATGGTACTTATGATTATTATCCTTATATGGATAGCTTCATTTATTATGATACGTTAGATAAAACTTTATATACTGGTGACTACGAAATAAAAAACAAAAAGAATACACTTGAGTTAAGAAACATAAATGGTGAAGGCGTTTTAATGGATATAGTTTATTGTGAATACGAAGATGAAAGTTATCCATCTGATCAAGTAATTTGGTCCGATTATCTTAATTCTTATATACATATAAATAATGCTTTATACTCCAATTATCATAACTCTTATATTTGGTATGATACCGCAGTTTACTCAAAAAAATATAACGATTATTATGATGAGAATGTTGCCGTTAAAGTTTACTTAGATCAAGAAGAAAAAAATTATGACTATTATCCAGATGATGATGAAGATATATTTTATGATGATATTTCAGGCAAAAGCTTTTTAATAGATCTAACTGAAGAAGACGATGATGGTAATATAGGAATCAAGAAAAATATATGGACCGTATATCAAGTTGAACCAGAATCTGTTGAAAAATATAGAAAGATTTACAATATCTTAGATGATAAAGAAAAATACTTAGCAGTTGAAGTGGATCAAAAACTTTTCAATATTAAGTTAGATCTAAAAAATCCTAAAAAGATGTTATATGTAATCTTTATAAAAGAATATTATAATTATTTACTTTACAAAAAAATAGAAAAAATGATTGAAGATAAAGACTATGATATTAGAAGTATAAAAGATGATCAACTAACAGCCACCGATGAGATTTTAGATAAAAGAGGTACTATTTTTAATGCAAGAAACACAATCTATAAATTTGGTATACATCAGTTTATGTCTTTATGGGCTGATGCTTTCGATGAAAATTTTAAATCCATATTCGAAACTGTCTATCAAAATAGAATCAATTCATTTAAAGATTTGGAATCTTCAAATCCCGATTTTTTAGTTTCTTTAGAAAGTATATCACGAGAATTACTGGAAGATCCAAGAAGGTGGCATTTAGGTTTCTGGCAAAATTCGAGTGAGATTGATCAAGATATTAAAAATCAAATTTCAAACGAAATTATTAAAACTTTCAAATCAGAAAAATACGATTCATCAACTATTCTTACTTTAATTTTAGACTTTGTCAAAGTTGTTTTCGATCTGATCAAATATAAATGTATTTGGAATAATTATAAAGGTGTTTTTTGGATGGATATTTTTTATATTTTTTTAACCAATCAAAAAAAATTTAGAGACTTAATAAACAATAATTATTTGGATTAATATAAAAAATAAAATCCATATAATAATGAATTTATTTTCTCAACAAGATCCATTCTTAGATAGAAAAGTTCTATCTAAAAACATTAAAAATTATCAAGAAGAAATAATTGAGCAAATCAAATCTATTGACACTACAAATATAAAAGAAGAAGGTGACTTTAAACCCCGAACTGAAATTATTGAGAAACAAAGAATTTATTTATGGATTCGAGTTTATCTAAGGGAAGAGGATAAAGTACTACAACCTGGTGATGATATTTCTATTAGATATATACCAAGCGGCGAAATATTAGAAACCAAGTTTATTTGTTATAATAAATCCGTGCTTACCCAAAACCAAGATCCAAATATCATAAACTATAATACTGAGGATGATAGAAAGGTGTTATGCCTTATGGTCGATTTAGATAGAATCAATAAGAACTCGGAAGATATCCCTTTCATTCGTACTTTATTTAAAATTGGTAGATATTATGAGTATCAAATTTTGAAAAGGGGAGAATTAGAATTAGTGATAAAAAAGAATGGCGAGATTTTAGATTACTTTGATATCGATTTTTAAAAAATAATTATATATATGTTAGTGGATTGTCAATATTTAAGTAACACAAAGCGTTTAATAATCAGTTATGTAAATAAGACTGGAGATATTAAATTAAAATACTACGATTGGGATAATCCAACCAAATATGTTGTTTGTGAACCAGATGATAAAGATCGTGATTTAAATTATCGATCATGTGATGGTAAGCCAGTAAAAAAGATTCCAGTTTCACAACCAGATAGATACTCAGTTTATGATTTTTTAGACGCTCTTCCAGAAAAAGAAAAAGAAGAAATATTTGAATTTAATTTACCTAAGATATACTTTGTTGATATTGAGACCGAAATAATAGATGGATTTCCCGATGCTGAAACCGCGCCAACTCGCGTACTTTCTATTTCAATTGTTTACGATGATAAGATCATTCTTTTGGGTTTAAAAGATATGCCAGAAGATATGCAAAAGCGTATCAAAGATAATACTAATAAATATTTCGAAAAGTTTGGCACCGAATATAAATTTAAGTACATCAAATATGATGATGAATTTGACATGATGTATAATTTCTTTTATAAGATGATTCCAAAAATGCCACTAATAACGGGTTGGAACTTCGTAAATTATGACTGGGTTTACTTGGTAAATCGTGCTCGTAAATTAAAAAAGACAGTAAACGGTAAAGAATATACTATTGATCCGGCAGTTTCTTCTTTGACTAAGCGATTAAATAAAGTTTGGATGTCAAATCAAGAAATACCAGCACATAGAATGATTTTTGATTACATGCAACTTTATGAAATCTGTGATACTTCAATTAAAGTTAAAGAGTCTTCATCATTAGACTTCGTATCGAGTAAATTGGTTGGTGTTGAGAAAATTAAGTACAACGGTTCATTGCAAAAGTTATACGAAGATGATTTTGAAACGTTTATGTATTATAACGCAGTTGACTCTGTTCTAGTTCAAAAGATACATGAATCTCGTAACTACATATCAATAATTTATGCGATATCTTCGCTTGCCAGGATAAAAATTGTGGATGTTATTTCATCAGTAAACAATGCTCTTGGTTCACTTGCGATTACTGAAGGGATGCTTAGAAATAGATTCAGGGAACAAGAAAAAATCGTACTTTTTAGAGGTGATAAAAATAATAATGATAACGCAGGAATTGTTGGTGGTTGGGTTAAAGATCCAATACAAGGCTTGAATCAGTGGGTAGTTTGTTATGACTTTGCCTCATTATATCCAACAACTCAAAGACAATTTTTTATTGCACCAGAAACTTTTGTTGGTGTTAAAGATCCTAATCGACCAGATTACTGCGATAATGGTGTTAAAATTGATCCTCAAAAGCATGTGGTTTGTGTAAATGGTGTGGTGTTTGAAAAACGAAACTCACCTACACTTAAAATGCTTGAAGAAGTTTATGCTGATAGAAAGAAGAATAAGAAGATCATGATGAAGAAAAAAGATGAACTCAAGAAGGTATTGGATGAAATCAAACAACTTGAGGCCGAATTAAACTAAACTTTTATTGGTTTGAATTTGACTTCCGGTAACTTTTCTTTAACCATTTTGGTGGTTGTTTTTAACCACTTAATCTTATCTTCATAGAAATAAACTTCTTTAAAACCTGTTTCTTGTATCAATTTAATAATAGTTTTGCCTTTCCAGACAGCAACTTTATCAGAAGTTTGTGAACGGTTTGGATAACAAAAAAGACCAAAATTTGGTTCTTCCAATCCTAATCTTTTCAAAGTTTCTAAAATCTTATCTTTCATGTCAATTGTTCTACCGGTCAAAATTGCTTTATTTTTAACTTCTTTGTATTTTTCAGATAAATTTAAAAGTCCAGTTGGTAAAGATTCATCCAAATAATAGAATTTATCTGGTGGTGTAAGGTATAAACGTTTTCCTTTTCTGATCCAATTTTTAGTTGGTGTTAGTTTATTTTCAGGATCACTTACATAAATTCGACCGTTTTCCCATTTCAGATCATTAATAGAAACGCCTAAAATTTTGATAGACCTATTCAGTAAAGTTTTAACATTAACGTCTTCTTTAATCATTTTATATACTAATTCCTCGAAAGATGGCGTGTCTACTAAAGTATTATCAAAATCGAATATGTGTAAAGGCTCTGAATTAAAATTTTCGTATTTTTTTATAAATTTCATTTATTATATATTAATAAACTATATATAAATCTTTAATATAATTATTATGGCTTATAAAAATCTCAGAAATGATGTTGCAAAATATACACCTCGTAAAGAGCAAAAAGATGCTCTTGAATTTATAAAATCCAAAATTGATACAAATCCTGATTCAAAGTTTTTTCTTTTGAACATGCCTGTGGGTACTGGAAAATCACATCTAGCAATGATGATCTCCGAGTGGTATACAACTAAAGTTAATAAATCTGCTAAAATTGATATAGTAACTGCTGGAAAAATTCTACAAGATCAATATGACGAAGAATATGAATCAATCAATAATTTAAAAGGAAAAGAAAATTATTCTTGTACTTCTTACGAATGTTCTTGTGCTCAAGGTAAAGAATTTAATAGACTGAATAAAACTTCTTGTGATAGTTGTCCCTATGACAATGCTAGAAATAGTTATATTTCAGGTCAAGTTTCATTAACTAATTTTTATCTTTATCTAATATATGCAGTTTATAATAATGGTATAAATGAGCAACGTAAATCAAATGTTTTGATTGTTGATGAGGCACATGAGTTTGATGATGTTATGTCCGATTTTATTTCAATTAAAATCACAGAGACTATTATTAAAAGATTAAAATTTGTTAATGAATATGAAATCATTAAGGCACTTCATAATGTAAAGTCAATCAATGATTATATAGAATTTTTAAATTATTTAATTGGTGAGATCAATGATACTATAGATCAAATTGAAAAATCAATGTCAGGTGATCGTAATATCAAATCTGATAAAAGAGAATTGAAGATTGATAAATTATTTGGTACTAAAAATGCCGATGTCAAAAAAATGCAAATTATTAATGATCTCAAACAATATATTTTGAAAATTGATGTGTTCTTGAAAGAGTATAAGGCAAATCCCAATAACTGGGTATTAGAATCAACCTATAACGAAAAAACAAAACAAAAAGACCTTTCACTCGAACCTATTTGGGCTTTTGACTATCTCGATAAATATGTTTGGTCACGTTATGATTTAGTAATCTTAATGTCAGGAACTATATTAGACAAAGGATTGTTTTGTAATTTAAATGGCATTGATCCAGATAAGGCAATTTACTATTCGGTTGATTCACCTTTTCCAGTTAAAAACAGACCAATATATTATATGCCACTTGGTAAAATGTCCTTTTCTAAAAAAGAAGAAACTTTTAAGAATTATGTACCTTATATCAAAAGGCTACTTAAAAAGTATGAGAATCATAAGGGCATTATTCATACTAACTCTTTTGAATTAGCTAATTGGATTGAGAGTAGTATAAAAGAACCGAGATTAATTTTCCACGATTCTTCGAATAAAGATGAAATTTTGAGGGCACATTTTGAATCTGATAAACCTACTGTTTTTGTTAGTCCATCAGTCGGTACTGGTGTATCTTTCGACCACGATAAGAGTCGTTTTCAAATCATTGCTAAAATACCTTATCCAAGTTTAGCCTCTCAGAAAAATAAAATGAGACAATCTAATAATCCGGATTGGTATGCTTGGCGAACTATTTGCAGTTTATTACAAATGACAGGTAGAAGTGTGAGGTCAATGAATGATTATGCTGATACGATTATTATTGATAGCTCCTTTTCTGACGTTTTGAGATATTCATCTCATCTAATACCACATTGGGTACAAGTTTCAATTAAGAAAATTGAAACTAAAGTTTCCTAAAATAAATTCTTCTTAAAGTTCATCTTTTTTTTTATTTTCTTTCTTATTGTCTTTTTTGTTGATTTTTTTCATTGACTCTTTATTATAACAACACTTATCGTTTTCTAAAAAAAATCAAATTTTGATTTTTTTTTTGATTCATGAACTTCTTCATTTTTTAATTCTTCTTCGTAGTCAAAATAATCCTTTTCGTAATCAAAATCGCTATATTCCGAACTTTCTTCTTTGTTTTGATTTTCTTCGTCGTATTCAAAATCTTCAAATAATTTAATGTGTTTCATATAGAATTTTTTTATTTTTTATTGTATATATATATATTAGTATTTAAAATTTATTTATATTGATTTTATTTGTCAAGGTTTTTTTTTGATTTTTTTACTATAATGATTCATTTTCAAAATATTTTATTTTAATATATATCAATGTGTTAATTTATAATTTTGAAGAATTCATATTAGAAAATAAATCTTTAGGATTTCCATTTCATTTATCTGAAGCTATGCTTTATATTTTGAGCTCAATCGATGGTGATCCGATTGCTAAAGAATTACTACATCTTAATAAATTAAAAGAATTTAAAAATTACACACTCATAGACACAGAGTTTAAAGAAGACTATGTTACCTTTGTTCCTGGTAAAATATTACGCGATACTGTCTACAGTGAGTTAGATGATGAAAATCTTAGAAGAATAACCACACAAAGGCCTTTAACCCCTGCATCAATTACTTGGTATAAAGGTAGAAACCCAATCAAAATCGGTAGATTAGTGAATATTTTATTCCCTAACAAATTTACCAGTGATCAAGTTGAGACCTTTGTAAATAAATTTAAATCTAAAAATCAAAAAATTAAAAATCATTTTGAAATTTACAAAAGTATACCAATGGCTTATAATACTCAAAATTATTCTAATAAATATGGAAAAGCTAATCAGCTTTGGAACTCATGTATGAATGATTTGGGTGATTATATTTTTGATCTTTATACTCACAACGATAATGTAGTTGAATGTCTTACTTTGATGGAAGATGAAGTTGATAAAAATGCAGGGAAAATTATTGCTAAAATTATCGGAAGAGCTTTAATATGGAAAACTAAAGATGGTGAGTTATTTATGGATAGAGTTTACTACATACACGAAAAAGACTACTATAAATTTATAGACTTCGCTAAAGAAAATAGAATGACCTACAGATCAAAAAATAAATCCGGTGATTTTGTAAAATATATTAAAAATGGTATAGAATTCTGGAAACCATTTGTTATTAATATAAAGTATCCTATAGAGTCTTATGAATTTTTGCCTTATTTAGATACTTTTTGTTATGCTCAAGATAAAAGACTCACAAACTATACTCCAAAAGGTGGTAGTTATTATAAGTTAAACAACACTATGGGTAAATGGGAAACCTATAAAGAAGTCGAATAGTAAATTAAATATATAATTGGATGAAAGTTTTAAAGTTTAGAGAATATACAAAATTTGACACTATGGCAGAAGAATTGATCGAGATGTTAAGTAATCCACCGATCAATGAAGATAAAAAACAAGACTATGGCTGTAGGCAAATTTTAAACAAAGTTTTTAGCGATTTGGGATTAAATTTTACACTAATTACTAAATTCGGTAATGGTATAGCAGCAATATATCCTATCATAAATGAGTTAATCGATAATAGTAATCTAAGTATAGAACCCAGAAAGGAAAATATCGTGTTACTTACCATCACAGCTGTTGTGATTTCTTATTTAGAAGAAAGAAAAAATAAGAGCACTAAAATGAATCTTGATATATCAGATCAAGAAATTAAAGAAAATGCTCAGTCTTTATTAATGGAATTAAAACTAAGGGGTATTGGCAATGGTATTGTAAAAAAGGTTGTTAAATCTCTAATAGCTATTGGTAACTTAATTAAAATTATCTTCAAAAATGTGTATAATACCATCAATGGGTTCATCGATATATTTGCTTATACTTCTTTATTAGTTCCATCTATGAATGTAATTGCTTTATTTGTAGATAAGTATAACTTAAATCTAGATACTTTACAAAGCAACTTTTTATCTATAGGAGTTGGTGTTTTGACTATAATTACAAAAAAAGGAATTGATTACATGATAAAAAAGTTAGGTGATAAATTCAATCTTAAAAAAGATAAAATTACACAAGACTTAGATAAATCACAAATAAAAAAATATACTCATTCTTTAGATAAAAATTATTCGCTAGATTTACTCATCGAATCATTGTTAGTTACTAGTAAGGAATTTAAAGATATAATAAATGATATGCCATCGGACAATAAAATTGCTGATGAGATATATAATATTATTGATTACAAAAAAGATATCAAGACTAAATATAACTATATAGATCAATCCGATAAAAATGATGAAATATCATTCATTCCAGATAATCAGTACCTAAGATTCATAGAAAAGGGAGAAAATTTAGAATCAAAAACTAAGAGTAAAGCAAAGATTGGTAGAATGATTCGTCAGATTCTTAAAGATAATGGTTATTCTTTTACCGAATCGGATATTGAAACATTTGTTAATCAATTCAAGGCAATTTGGGATATGAAACATGGTGTGGGTAGAGAAATTGAGATTGTTAAAGGTGATGATATTATATATTGGTATAATGAAAGTAACTATTTCAAAAATAGTGGTACATTAGGTAACTCTTGCATGAGACATGCTAAGAGGTCTGAATTTTTGAGAATATATGCAGACAATCCAGACAAGATATCAATGATAATTTTAAAGCAATTTGATAAATTAATTGCGAGAGCCCTATTTTGGGAATTAGATGATGGTAGAATTTATCTAGATAGAATTTATACAATTCAAGATTCTGATTTTGATTTTGTTTATAATTGGGCTTTGAAAAATATTGGTAATGATAATCCAAATAATATGCCATCACACTACAAAGGTAATAGTAGTGTTATGAGATGTAGTCTTAAAAAGGCGGTAGAAAATCTATATCCGTATGCCGATACGATGTGTTATCTATATCAAGAACTTGATGAAAATGGTCAATTAACTGGTTCAGGCTTTGTCTCAAATAAATATAATAAAGATGATATGGATTCTTATAATGGGTATCTAGTTAGGTTTATACAAGATACAAAAGGTGGGAGTGATATAAAAAATTATACGTGGTCAGATTACTTAAAGAAATGGATACCAAAAAACAAAGCGGTTTGGGCAATTGATGTTGATTCTTGGGTAAATGAAGAACTAACTGTAATTTGTAATCATTTATCAGAAAGATTTTTGAAATCAAATTGTGTTTATAACGATATTGTTAAAGACTGGATACCTAAATCTAAAATGGAGAATCATGAAACTTTTGGTCCAATATTAAGCGGCATGGTAGTCGATGTAATAGTTGCCTACACAGGTGATAAAATAGATCCGTTAGATAAGTGGATTGATATTAAATCTTATAAATCAAGCGTCCTTAAATTAGTTAAAGGTTTGAAATCAGAAACTTTTACACCTGATACATCACCAATTATAATTATAGGTTCATTCTCGAATGAATTAAAAGTAATAGATTATAGAGGAGATAATCAAGTAGATTTTATTTCTTACCCTATGTATCAAGTAGTATCACCATCTCAAAATTCAGACTTATCTTCAATATTTTTTCAATATAATAATAAAATATGGGTAACACAACTTGACGCAGAAGTATTTGATATCAATGTCGACAAAGAATCCACCTCTTGGGTCTGTGCTTTCGATTACTTGGAAAATTTTAAATCTTCTATTTTCAAAAGAATATTAAATCTAATTAATAAATCAAATGCGCCACAGGATCTGAAATCCAAAAGAATTAAGTTAGCAGAGACTATTCACAACTTGCAAAAAGAAAAAAGTAGTCGATATGTCTTTATTAATGATGTCGCAGAAAAGATACCAGATGAAAATTACATGGAATTTTATAGTGAAATATTTAATAAGGCATTTGAAGAATTAGAGTCTAGTTCTAGTTGGAATTATAGAGGTAATACTTCAAATATAATAGATTTTATCTTATCTTGCGCTAAAGGTTTATATTCAAGTATAGATACTAATTCAATTGAGATTATGACTATAATAAAATACTTTAAATTGTGTATGTTCTTCTATAGCTTATGTGGTTCTATTTTTGACTCTTTATTAATTTTAAAAGACTTTGTTAAAGAATATGATCAAGAAGACTATCAATCACTTAAAAGTTACATAAATGGTTATACAGATAACGGTTTCTATCTAATAAAACAATTTTTGAGATACGATGCTGGTGATCAAATCAAATCTAAAGTAGCAGAATATATATATGAATTCGCATCAAAGAATAGAATTGATGGATATTATTTAAAAAATTATATAAAAGAGATTGTTTGGTCAGATCTTTGTGAAAATCCACTCGATTCATATAAGATTAAATTCTTGTCACAATTTTTAATAAAAATAATTTAAATTGATTCAATAATTCTCTAAAATTTTATAAGATGTAGAAGAAGTCATGATTTTGGTGAAGTATATATAATAAACTTAAATTTACTTAATAATATAATTAAGTATAAAAATAAACATACCACATGACAGTTTCACTTGAAAAGATTTTTTTTAATTACATCATTGAAAATAAAAGATATTTTGAAATCGTAGAATCTTATTTTTTCAAAAATAAAGAAATCGAATTGGTTTATAATATCATTCGCAAATATATGTTAAAAAATTCAGATGTGGATGTACCCTCGCCAAAACAAATTTTAGAAATGGTTTCTTTGGAAGATAAGGATGGAATCATCACTCCAAGTATTTTAAAAGCAATGTTGAGTGTTAATTTATCCAAATACCACGAAGAAAATTTTATTGTTCCGAAACTTAATGCTTGGATTTTAGCCAATAGACTTAAAAGCGGTACAGTTAATATCATTGATGAAATAAGAAATTTAGATCAAATCACTGACTTCGAATCAATTGTTGTATCAGCTAATAAAATTAAAGAAATTGTTGATAATATGGCTAATATAAACTTCATTAAAGAAGATGACTTAGGAGCCGATTTTGATGATCCAGAATCACATGTTCAAGATAGTGCTAAATATAAGGTTAGGTCTGGCTTCGAAACTCTAGACCATATATTAGGCGGGGGTTGGGATATAATGACACTAAATGTAATCATGGCTGAAACTAATAATGGTAAATCACTTTGGATGCAAAACTTTGCCACCAGATCTGCTGATTTAGGCTATAATGTTCTCTACATAACACTTGAGATGAGTGAGCGTAAAGTAATGAAAAGAATTGGTTCCATGAGACTTAAAATTCCAATTAATGAATATGACAAGGTTTCTAAAGACACAGAACTTATTAAAAAGAAAATTGAAGCTCTCAAAAATCAATCTTCTGGTTTTGGTGGTGACCTTTTTGAGAAAAAAGTTGGGAAAATTATCACTAAGTTTTGGGCAGCTGGTACCGCAACCATAAATGATTTTGATAACTACTTAACAAAGCTAAAGGATAAAAAAGGAATTAAAATCGATTTGGTTATTGTAGATTATATTACATTAATCGCATCATCAAAGGGTATTGCTAGTGATAATCTTTATTCTAAAGGCAAATCATTAGCCGAAGGGCTTCGCGCAATTGGTGCTAAATATAAGTGTCCGGTAATTACTGGAGTACAAGTTTCGAAAGATGCTTGGAACTCTAATAATATCACACTTGAACAAGTACCGGAATCTAAAGCGATTGCCGAAACAGCAGATACATTTTTTGCTATAATAAGAACTGAAGAGATGAAAAGACAAAATCTCTATCGTTTTAAATTACTAAAACAAAGAGATGGTGATTTTTTAAAATCACAAGTTAGATTGAATTTAAATCCTACTTATCTCACACTTGAAAACGATGTCTTTTTAGATATCGTTTAATAAAAAAAAATAATAAATCGTTTATGACTAAAAAGAAAAATAACATTGAAAAGGAGTTAGACTTTACTCCGGATGAAAATGATAATCAAGAATCATATGAAGACCAAATTGATAATGTTATTCATGATTTTATAGATTCGGATGATGAATCAAGTGATTTGGTTATTGAAATTGATGAGGATGATTTAGAATTTGATCTGAGCAAAGAAGATGAACTTGAAACCGAAAGTAATGACATTATTTTATCAAAACACTCTCTTGAGGGTAAACACTCGTTAAAGTATGATTCAATATTTAAAGGAAGAAAAGAAGAACCAATACAAGAAGGTGAGGGTGAAGGATCCTCAATGTACTTCAATGAGACATTTGAAGTAGATAAATCTTCTAATTATTGGTTTGAATCTGTAGATAACGAAAACTACATTAAACAAAAAAGAGTTAAAGAAAAAGTCTATGAAGTTTTATCTACACATACTGATTTGAATTTTACAAATAATAGGAGAAAGCCTTCTAAAACAGACTTTAACAATTATTACTACCTTCTAAAGACACATCTAAAATCTGAAAATTTTAGTAATGTAGAATTATTTAATGAATTGGCGGTTTATTTTTCTGACAATTTATTTAATATGTTTAAACTTTTAGATAATAAATGGCGTATGATGATCATAGCAGAATTACAAGATCACATCGGTAAACAATCATATTCGAAAGAAGTTATGAACCGTAATATTTTTGAAGGTACTGAAATTGAGTTCTTATCTAAAGATATTGAAGGTAATCCTATTCATGTTACTGGCGTTGTGTTAGAAACTAATTATGAAGAATCAATGTATAAAGTAGATTCTTTTGAAAATATTTATTATGTAAAATTGTCAGATATCACTAAAATCCTTAATAACACTAAGTTTAAACATAATTTAAATAAGCTAAATAACATCGATTTTTTATAAAAAAAATGACACTATAAAAAATCTTAAAAAAAATCAAAATCGAGTAAAAAATTAACAAATATAGGCGATATATAAAAACACAAAAATAGAAAATTATGAGTATGATAAAAGTAACAAAACGAAATGGTAAAAAAGAACCCTTGATGTTAGATAAAATCTTAGAACGCATTAATCAACAGACATATGGTTTGGACACAAAATGGATCGTTCCTTTTGAAGTTGCACAAAAAGTAATCGAAGGAATTACTCCTGATGTTGAAACAAGGGTTCTAGACAAACTTGCAATGGAGACTGCGGCATCACTAACAACAAAACATCCAGATTATGCAATTTTAGCATCTAGATTAGCAATAACTAGTCTACACAAAGAAACTAAAAAAAGTTTCTCCGAAACAATGGGAGATTTATATAATTATGTGAATCCGAAAACTGGTAAACACTCACCCATAATTTCAGAAAGTTTTTACAAAATAGTACAAAAACATGCTGATGAGTTAGATTCAGCAATAGTCCACTCGAGAGATCATAACTTTGAGTATTTTGGATATAAAGTTTTGGAAAAATCTTACTTATTGAAAATCAATGGTAAAGTCGCAGAGAGACCTCAATATATGTACATGAGAACCGCAATTCAGATATGGGGCGAAAATATTCCTAAGGTAATTGAAACTTATAATTTACTATCGGAAGGATATTATACTCACGCGACACCTACTTTATTCAACTCAGGCACTATCAGGCCACAATTATCATCTTGTTTCTTATTAGATGTTGAACAAGATTCAATTGAAGGAATCTTTAACACCTTAAAAGAGTCAGCACAGATTTCAAAAAATGCTGGTGGTATTGGTATTTCATTCTCTAAAGTTAGAGCCAAAGGATCTTACATTGCTGGTACAAATGGGACTTCCAATGGTATTATTCCATTTTTGAAAATCTACAACGAGACGGCTCGTGCGGTAGACCAAGGTGGTGGAAAACGTAAAGGATCAATTGCTATTTATATTGAACCTTGGCACTCCGACATCTTCGAATTTTTAGATTTAAGAAAAAATCAAGGTAAAGAGGAATTACGTGCTCGTGACCTTTTCTTAGCTATTTGGATGAATGATCTTTTCATGGAAAGAGTTGACTTAGACGAAGATTGGACTTTGATGTGTCCACACGAATGTACAGGTTTGACCGAGACTTATGGTCAAGAGTTTAGAAAACTTTACTTAAAATATGAGTCTGAAGGTCGTGGCAAAAAGACTATTAAAGCTCGTGAATTATGGAACAAAATTCTTGAATCACAAGTTGAGACCGGTACACCATATATCTTATATAAAGATGCTATCAATGAAAAATCAAATCAATCAAATATTGGTATTATACGTAGTTCAAATCTTTGTGCTGAAATTGTAGAAGCAACTGGTGTTACTAAATTTCAAAGTAAAGTTCTTCAGAATAAATCTTTACTTGAATCTTTAGGCTTAGGTGAATTTTATGGTAAAGAATATGTAAATGAAACTGCTGTATGTAACTTAGCATCAATTTCTTTGTCTAAATTTGTTAATAAAAACAAAACTTATAACTTCAAGAAATTATATGAAGTGGCTTACTCGGCAACAATTAACTTGAATAATGTAATCGATGTTAATTATTATCCATCGCCTTCTGCTAAATTCTCAAACTTCTTACACAGACCAATTGGTTTAGGTGTTCAAGGATTAGCCGATGTTTTCTTCTTATTAAATTTACCTTATGATTCTGATGAAGCTAAAAAGTTGAATAAAGAGATATTTGAAACTATCTATTATTCAGCGATGAGGGCTTCTTGTGACTTAGCTAAAGAAAAGGGTCCTTATGCTTCATATGAGGGATCCCCTATTTCTAAAGGTAAATTCCAATTTGATTTATGGGGTGTCACACCAACAGATAGATGGGATTGGAAAAAATTAAGAGAAGATATTAAAAAATTTGGCGTTAGAAACTCTTTAACAACATGTATTATGCCAACTGCATCAACCGCTTCTATTTTAGGAAATGAAGCATCCTGTGAAGCACAAACTTCAAACCTTTATGTAAGACGTGTACTTTCAGGTGAGTTTATAAATGTAAACAAATATCTTGTGAAAGAATTAGTTAAACTTGGAATCTGGTCAGATTCGGTTAGGAATAAAATCATTGCTTCTAACGGTTCTGTTCAAAATGTACCTGAAATTCCAGTTAATCTTAAAGAAATATTCAAGACAGTTTGGGAAATTAAACAAAAAGATGTTATTGATATGGCGGCTGATAGAGGTGCTTTTATTGACCAAACACAATCAATGAATATATTTATGGATAATGCTAACTTCGGAAAGCTAACATCAATGCATTTTTATGGTTGGGGACGTAGAAATCTAATCACTGATGAAAAAGGCCAAGTTGTCATTCCTAAAGATCCGACCATTGAAGTAGTTTATGATAAATCCGGTAATCCAAAATTTTATCGCGACAAAAGAACCAATCTAAAAACCGGTATGTATTATTTCAGAACTAAGAGTGCTGCTGATGCTGTTAAGTTTACTGTACAAAAAGAAGAAAAGCCTAAGTCAGTAGAAGATCAAATGTCGGAAATTGCTTGTAGCTTAGATTCGGAACCTGGAGAATGTTTAGCATGTGGATCTTAATAAAGTATATAGAAAATGGACTATAAAAAATCCACTTTAAAAAAAATTAAATTTTATATGTTCATATATATATGTACAAATTATTAAAAAAAATTATTATTTTTGTAAACTTTTTAAAAACCTTATGTATAACAATAAAATCAGTAGTGATTAGAAAAGTTACTTCGCGTGCATAGAAAAATACTTTTCTAAAACTTACTCTGATTACATGTTAAAATTATTAGACAAATATGGTGATAGGATGAGTTACTTCGATAAGAAAAATTCAAAACTATCATGAAAGTTCTAAAAACTATCTATGGTTTTAGATGCTTCTATATCCAAAAAAAAACTTAATACTTTGGAGAGGAAGATTAAAAAAAAATAGACGTTTGCTACGAATAGCAGTTCTGACCAAAATGAACCAAAGATTGGGGTTTTGATGATAGACCTAAAAATCAATCAACTATTTTTTAACTTTTATTTAGATAAAGTTAAATATAAAAAAAAGCTCAACTAGCTTTTCCTATTTGTCTAATTTTATATATATATTTGTAATCAGAGTTATTTAGTTTAAGTAACTCTGATTTTTTTTTTGTATAGATTGAGTTTTATACACTCGCATGATTCAAAAGCCAATAATGATTTCTACGAGTCCTTGTCTATAGAAAACAAAATAAATTTATATAGTATGTCAAAGTTTAACAAAACAGAATCAAAACCAAAAACAAAAACAATTAATCTTGCTGGTGGTGAAGCCTATCGCAAAACTGATGAACTGTCTCTTGTTTCTTTGTTGTTGACATCATTTGTTAACAACCAGTTTTACCGATCGGCTGACCAATCAATTGACGATTTAAAGGCTCTCTTATCTAAAGTTGATCCTAAATTTGCGGCTAAAGCTGCTATTTTTGCTCGTGATGAATTCGGAATGAGAAGTATTACTCATGTACTTGCCGCTGAATTAGCATTATATATCTCTGGTCAAGAATGGTCTAAAAATTTTTATAATAAGGTTGTTAGTCGTGTTGATGATATGACTGAAATTATGTCTTACTATGTTAACTACAAAACCGATAAGAATAAACCTAAATTTCCAAATTCTTTAAAAAAAGGATTTGCTAAAGCTTTCGATAAGTTTGATACTTATCAATTGGCTAAGTACAAAGGTGAATCTAAAAAATTCAAATTAGTTGACGTGGTAAACTTGGTTCATCCGGTTCCTACCGAGAAAAATTCCGAAGCTTTGAAAGCCTTGATCAGCGGTAAATTAAAAAACACTGATACTTGGGAGGCTATGCTTTCTCAGGCTGGTCAAAATGCTTCTAACGAAGAAGAATTAAGTCAACTTAAAGCCGATGCATGGTCTGAGTTAATTCAAACTCGTAAGATTGGTTACTTTGCTCTTTTGAAAAACTTGAGAAATATTATTTCTCAGGCACCATCAGTGGTAGATGCAGCTTGTACTCTTTTAATTGACGAATCAATGATTCGAAAATCTAAAGTTCTACCTTTCCGTTTTTCGACTGCTTATGAAGAAGTCTCAAAACTTGGCTCTTCATCTGAAGTTCGTAAAGTATTGGTTGCCATCAATAAAGCTTTAGATTTTTCGGTAGTAAATGTTCCAAGATTTAATGGCGAAACTTTGGTTGTCATTGACGTATCTGGTTCTATGAGTGGTCGTCCTTCTGAAATTGCATCTCTATTTGGTGCTATGATTGCTAAAGCTAATAGCTGTGATGTTATGACTTTTGCGAATTATGCTAGCTACATTGAATATAATCCAATGGATTCTATTTTTACTATCCGTAGTAAGTTCAATTTTTCAGGTGGTGGAACTAACTTCAAAGATATATTCATTAAGGCTAATAAATCTTATGATAGAGTAATTATCTTATCAGATATGCAGGGCTGGATTGGCTACAATACACCCACTGCTCAGTTTGCCGACTACAAGAAGAAGTTCAACTGTAATCCTTATGTTTACTCTTGGGACTTACAAGGATATGGAACTCTTCAATTCCCAGAGCCTAAAGTATTTGCTTTAGCTGGTTTCTCTGATAGAGTCTTTGACATCATGAAAATGATGGAGGAAGACAAACGAGCCTTATACAACCGAATCAACTCAATTGAGTTATAAAAAAACCCACTAATTTTAGTGGGTTTTTTATTTTAATTAGTTCCATATTGATCTAAGAAGTCTAGAACTTTTTTAATTTTATCTTCAGATACTTTATCAGAAGTTTGTACCCAATGTTTGAATTGTGATTTTTCTAAGAATTCTTTATCAACACTATTACCTGATTTTTCAAGTTCTTGAAATAATAGTTTAATCGCATCAATCTGTGCCCATTCAAGTGCCCATTTAACAACCATATATCTTCTTTCAGAAATTCTAGCACCATATTTGATAAGAAGCTTCATAATATCAGTTCTACCTAATTTAGCAGCATTTCTTAATGGAAGACCTTTTTCAAAGTTTGGATCAATTCCTGCTTTTAATACATACTCAACTGCGTCATAATCATTGATAATATTGAGGAAAACATCATTATTGATTTCAGAACCATAGTCAACTAGTAACTTAATCATATCAAGGTTTTTGGCATATTTAATTGAATTACCAATATTTGGTGAGGCACCTTTTTCCAATAAAAGTTTAGCCTTATCATAATCATCTTCTTTAACCGCATTATTTAAAGGCTTACCTTGTTGAGCATTTGGATCAGCACCTTCTTCAAGATAATGTTTAATTTTATCAATAGAAAGACCAGGTTTAACAATTTCTTTATTTGCAGCAATTCTTTTCTTTTTGGCTTCAATTTCGTCTGGTGTCATTGCAGCTAATAATTCTAATATATTAACATTTATATTATAATTATTCTGCCATTGTTTTAGGATAGTTTTAATTGAACCGGATATATTTCTATCATCTTTAGCATGACATGCAGTGATTTTATTTCCAGGTCCAATTGTAATACCAATAACTGAATAGTTATCAGATGGTGGTAAATTAAAATTGTAAATATAATATTGCTTGTTATATATATTATCAGCACCGACGTAATTATCCCACTGACTATGAGAAGAAGCAATACAATGTGCTGTATTAGAGTTTAATTCTCTGTTAGCAAAAAAAGATTTAACCTCAATAATCAAAATTCTATTCTCATCAAAAATGATTTCAACACCATTCATCTGGCCATATTTAACATTAACTTTTTGAATAGCTTGTAAGAATTTAGAAATTTGAGCATTATTTGCGGCCTTAATATAATTATTTGCAGCTATAATTAAGTCGGATATATTTTTATATCTTTTAACTTTTAAGAAAAATAAATCCTGTAATTCTTTATTTTTTTCCCAATTTTTAGTACCGTCTAGTTCTTTACCAAATTCATCAAATGCTATTGCAATACCTTTAATTTTTTCTTTTTGAACAACTGAAGCATTTTGGTATTCGCGTTTTAAATCACTTGGTAATTGATTTACCCATTTCTTAACAGTACGAGAAATCTCAATTTTAGCAATATCATCAAGTAATCTTTCAAAACCTTTACGTGGATCTTCATTCGATGGTTTTACATCAGCAAACTTATCAATGGGCATTGATAATAAATTAAGAGATTGTCTTAATTCTTTAAGCTTGTTATAGACTCTTTGCAACTCATTAATATCAATTCCCTCATCAAAGAAAAACCTTGTGAAAGCATAGGTGTATCCTGGGTTATCTTTCAGCATTTCTTTTATTTTTAAGAAATCTGGATTGTTTTCTACTCTACGTACTTCTTCAGGAGTTAGCTCTGCATTTTTATCTATATTTTTCTTTTTGGCCAAAGCTAAATCTCTCAAGTAAGCCTTTGCTGCTTGAACATTCTCATTTAATCTTATATCTAAGAAATCATTATATTTTATGATTAACATATACCTATTTATTTTTTTTTTAATTTATTATGAGGTATATAACCTTCATTTAATTTTTTTAATTCTGATAGGTAAATTTTAGCACCTTCTTTTAAATATTGAGAAAGTATTTTTACTTTATCCATATCACCTGCATCTAAAGCGTCATCAATTAACTCTTGAATTTGTTTTTGTGACATTTCTGAATAATCTTTTTTCTGATTCGAATTTTGAGGAATTTCGATCTCTGGTTCTTCAATATCAATAACTTGACTCAGTTCATATTGGTTTAATTTTTTATTTACCTCATCTATCATTTCATCGATTTTTTTACGAGCCTCTTGTGTGCCATTCAATATACCTCTAAATAGTTTTAAAAATTCTTCATCTGAGATATAATTTGAATCCATTAACATCCCAAATATAAATGCTCTCATATTTGGATGAGTTGCTTTTGGATTAGCATTAATGAAATCTCTAAAATCAGCAGCAATTTCTGGACCTGTTCTAAAATCTTCTGCTTCATCCATAAAAGAACTTACGTTTAATTCAACAGTTTGTGCTTTTTTAATTTCATCCTCTGAAGCATTTTTACTTGGAAATTGAACTGAAGCGATTAATTCGTAAATACCTTTAACAGTTTCATGAATCAACATAGGGAAATCTATGCCTCTTGCTCTAATTCGAGGCTGCATCAATTCAAACTCGTCTTGTAATTTTTCTATATCTTTTTCTTCAGGCTCTATTTCATTTGCTAAATCATTCAATATTTTTGTAGCGAAATCTTTATTTTCATCCTCCTTAGATTGGTCTTCTTTAGGTTTCCAATCTATCGAAACAGCTCCTGCCATTCCATCAGGGACACGTTCCATCATTTCGGCTTTATTATCAATTGGAATAATCCAATCCATTTTATCAGCCAAATTACTTATTTCTTTCCATATATTTAATAATTGTTCAGCTTTATCTCCAAAAATTTTAATCAAGCCATTTTTAACTTCTTCGGTTGCGATAATATGTTTTGTGTTTTTAGCTTCACCTTGAATAATATTATTTCCTATTTTTGCTTTGTGAATTTTATTGATGGTATCCGGATCTTTAATCTGTCTCATAACCGGATAATTTTTGTTATTTTCAACTTCTTGTTGTTCTTTTTGTTCTTTACTAACATTTTTCATAAATTTAGCAATTTGTTGACCAGAACCAAAAAGTTTTATATCTAATTCAACACCATCTAAGATTTCTCCATAGTTTTTAAGTATGATTTCTTTTGCTAATTTCTCTAACTCTTTTTCATGACCACGAGTCATTCTTTGTGATAGAGATAATAATTGCATAATTCTTCCACCAAACTGCATAGGATTTTCTCTTCCTGAAATGCCCAATCTAGCTTTTGCTCTAGACTCAATGTCTCTTAAATAGTCTTTATCACCAGGTTTTTTTCCATTTTCACCTGGTATAGCAGGATTACCTTTTATTGTTACTTCTTCTAAAAATTTTTGGAAGCTTTTCATTACATAATGATTATTTTTTTTGATTTGTCAATTTTGCAAATTTTTGAATTACATCATCAACCGTAGCGGTTGGTAACTCATTTTCTTTTTTAGCTTTTGGGGCTGGTACTACGGCTGGTTTATCTCTTCTAATAGGCGAAGGCTTGTTTGGTTTTTGTGAAGGTTTAGTACTTGGTCTTGTTGGTGTCTCGATAGGTTTTGTACCTGGTGATGGTTGAGTATCACCACCGCTATAAATAAACTCTTCAAACTTTTTAATTGGTTTCATATAGAAATATTATATTTGTAATATATATTAATTTTTTTAACTCAAAAATTATATTTTATGAAAATAAAACCAATACATAACAAAAAAGATTACCAAGAGTATATATTTCATGATAAATTTTACAACCTTACTGGCACTGGTAAAATTTGTATTAGCCAAAAAATTAGTAACTGAATAGGTCGATCAGATAACAATATCAAAATCATTAGTCTTTGATTTATAAATGATCAAATAGTCGTTATGCCAGAGAAACAAATAAATAATGGTTAAACTATATTAAAATAAAAAAAAATGGATTACGCAAAGGATTTCAGAAAATTCTCACAAAGCAGAGGTATCTCATCATTAAAGATGGACTATTTTGAAAACGCTTTAACTCCCTACATTCTTGAAGAAAGACAAATGAATGTAACTCAAATGGATGTTTTTTCTCGTTTAATGAGAGAAAGATTAATCTGGGCAACTGGTGTTGTGGATGATAATATGTCTACTATCATTCAAGCACAATTAATTTATCTTGATTCAGTTGAGAAAAAAGATATCACAATGCACATTGACTCGCCCGGTGGTTCTGTTAAATCAGGATTAGGTATTATAGACGTGATGAATTATATCAATTCTGATGTAGCCACTATAAACACAGGTATTTGTGCCTCTATGGGGTCTGTACTTCTTTCATCAGGAACAAAAGGTAAACGATCATCTTTGATATTCTCAAAAGTAATGACACACCAGGTTTCACATGGTACACAAGGTAACATTCAAGATACCCGTATCAATCAAATGGAAGCCGAAAAATATAATTACATTCTATTAAAAATTTTAGCTCAAAATTGTGGTAAAACTTTTGATCAAATACTTGAATTTTCTAAACGTGATAAGTGGTATAATTCTGACGAAGCTCTTGAATTTGGAATCATTGATGAAATTATTGGCACTGAAAAATCACCTACAATGTCTAAACTTCTTGAAGGATTCGATGAATACTACAAAAAGCAAAATCAATTAATATGAACTACACATTAGTGTTTTGAGTCACTAAAGTTCAAATTCATCAAATTCTGTTTTTTTTTTCTTGATGGTCAGTGTAAAAAAGAGGACTTTTAGTCCTCTTTTTGTTTATTTGAATATTGTTTAATAATTTTTCTTACTATTTTACCACCAGCCTCTCTGATTTTTTTACCCCAGTAATTCATAAATTGACTATCTGACATTTTTTCGAAGAATTCTGGTCTTGGACTATTTTTATCTTTTTGTAATTTATATAATTTTTTATATTCTTTTTTCCAAATATTTATATATTGTGAAAGCACTTCTGATTCAATTAAAGTAGGATCATGAATTAATACTTCCTCATGAAATTTCTGTAAAAACTTTTGTTCATCGTAATTCTGCATAGCCTTAATATTTTTCCAAAAGTTTGTTTTTTTAAGTTCTTTAAAACTTAATTTATCAACATATGGCTTAGCTTCTTGAATTTGAGCATTTACTTCATGAGGTTCAGATTGATAAATATAATAAGTAAAATTATCTTGCCAGAAAATATATACTTTTTCATTCACATTTTTTGGTATATCACCAATAGACGCCCAAGTTACACTTGTTTCAATTTCTCTACCATATGGATCCCAACTTCTATTATAATGTTCATAGAAGTGATTTAATTCATGTAAAATTACAGCTTCGAGTTTTATCTGAAAACTATTATCAGTATCCAACTCTAAGTCAAGATTACCAACATATACTTCTATACCCATAGAAATAGATATTGAATGATCTTTATTTTTTTTTACACCTTTTTTAAAATAAGAATAACCTTTTTTCTTTTTTCCAAATCTTACGGCCCAACCACCTATTTTGAAAGGATATGTATCCGATTTAACTTCCTTCTTTAATAAAAGTGTGAGATTGATCCTTGAAACTGGGAAGTAAGCATAGATTGATTTTTTTGGAAGATATGGTTTTAAATCGTTGTAATTGAAAATATATTCTTCAGTTGATTCTGCTGATTCTTTATCTTCATTTTCTTTTTGAAACTCAATTGATTCTTTTGTGATAAATTGACATAGAAAATCAGATAGGTAAAGCGTAGCTTCAGCAACACCCCTAACTTCCTCAAACATATAGAAATTTTTTAAATAATTCATTGATTTATATATTAAAATTTAAATTTAAATTTTAATATATATATTTATATGAAACTATTCTCAAAATTAGTTGAATCTAATAAATTTGATTCTCTTTATAAAATTCGAGCTGATATTGAATTGAATTTAAAGGCTAAGAATCAAGGCGAGGCTTCTTATTTAGCTGACTCGATATTAGCAGCTGTTAAGAATCAATCCGGATATACTATAAATTCGGTTGAGAAAATGTCTGAAATGAAAATTCAAGAATCTTTAGACTTAGATCTAGATAATCTACCAAATGATTTAACACCCGAGGATAAAATTAAAACTGCATGGAATAATACTTTTGCAGATAAAACACCAAATAAAACTGAAAAAATGGAATTTTATCATCAACTTAGAAATGCTGGATTTGATGGTATGGTTATTTTCAATGCATTAAAAGGAAAAATATAATATATTGATATGGAAATTAAAAAATTTAAATTATTTAAACAAAAGAATAATCTACAAACTACTGAACAACCTGAACAATCAGAACAAAAAACTGATAATCAAGATAAAAATCAATACATTGAACAACAAAAACCTAAAAACAATACTAATATAAGTGCTTTCTTTTCTAAATTATTTGAAGCTCGTCAGATGGCACATGTATATCACCTACAAGTTAAAGGTGATATGGGATCATATGCAGCACACATCGCATTAAGTGACTTCTATGATGATTTATTAGACTTTATCGATAAATTAATTGAAGTTTATCAAGGTCAGTATGGTTTGATTGAGCAATATACGCCAATAGATACCAAAGAAGCCACTTCAAAAGATAAAGTGCAATACTTTGAAGAATTAGCAAACTTTGTTAAAACTGAAAGGAAGTGTATTGATGTTGAAGACTCACATCTATTAAATATTGTAGATGAAATTTTATCTTTGATTTATATCTTACTTTATAAATTGAAATTTAATAAATAATATAAGGCAAAAGCTTTGAAACGTTTGAAAAGAAAACACTTTTAATTACAAAAATAAATCAGTCTTTGGATTTAAATAATGTATATCAAAGAATTATATTGACATTAGTATAAGAAGTTACGACCTTTATCTTTATAGTCTTTAAGATTAGTAACAACCGTATCAATCGAAGAAATTATTTGATCAAAATTTGATTTCACTATATCTAAATTAATTACAGAATCATCGATCTGGTCATTGTAATTTTTTGATTTAGATTGGTAGTTTGATAATTCATTAGAAAATGATTCAATTCTTTCTCTTGATGCGTCTAAATTAGTTGAAATATTAGTCAATTCTGATATTATCTCTTCAATTCTTTCCAGAGAAATTTCAATTTTTTCATCGAGTGCTTCTTGGAATCTTTTAATTTTCATTATCATGTTTTTTTGTTTTTAATATATAGTATATATTTAATTATGAAAAAGAGAAATAGATTAATTTTAGAGTTTACCGAATTTAACTTAAATAGAATGAATCCAGATTCGGTTAATTATCCGATGCCAAACGTAGACAACCCACAACTTTCAATAAATGCGTTTGATAAGCACCAAGATGCCATTAGAATGGGAATAGCTCGAATCAATAGTATTTTACAAACCTTATCTAATTCGACCTCTTTTAAACAATTAAAATCAAATTTGACTCTAGAAGATCAAAACATTCAATCGATGAGAGTCTTACGAATTGTCAAATCAAATAATATTAATTATGATGTTTATATTAGTTTTAATGTTGCTGATAAAGAGTATTGGGGTCAAATAAAAAATATCTTAGATAAAAATCCATCTTTTACTTCAGAAATATTCAAAGATTATGATTTAGTTCAATCTAAAGAGTGGGTAATAAAAATCAAAGGATTGATTATCAAAGCAGTTAAAGAGTGGTTAAATCCAGAAAAAGGTAATTACAAACTTTTAAATGATGAAGCATTCTGTTTTTCTGTTGAAACTGGTAGATTATTAAAACTCGAAAAAAATACAGAAGTTGAAGTTATTAGATCATTTGAGAATAAAATCTTAATCAAATACTCAAACGATTATTATCATATGGTGGGTGACAATTATATTTATTTTAATTGGTGGTTTAAGAGATTAGAATAAATTTCTATTTGTGTGACTATTAAAATATTCTTCGTCTTTCTCAATAAATATTTTTGCATCAAATGTTGTGACCATATTTGGACCATATTTTAATAGTCTATTTAATAACTTAGTAGCCTGAGATTCTTTTTGTGATCTCCAACCAGACTTAATTAAATTTTTTGTAACCTTAATTGTATCTTCTCGATCCAAGTATAACTCATGCCATCTATCACCGCATTGTTTTCTATAGTAGAAATACTTCAAATGTGGTTTCCCTTCTTCGTAATAATTTTTACCTTCAGTGAATTTATGATAATTATATTTGACATCAACTAATGTTGAATATTTATTGAGTGATATATCTGTTATATAATTCATCAAACTTTCAATTAATTCATAGTCTTGTAACCCGTTTCTGATTGATATATCGACATCCCAAGTTTCATTCCAACTAAATAAGACACCACCATAGATATCAACATCATACTCACCAAGCATAGTATTTTGATAAGCATCTATTAAAATCGATTTCAATTTATCATAAGATGGTCTACCCCATGGATTTTTAGTTATTATTGGACCAACTTGATATTCAAAAAATTCCGATGATGAGGTGGTTGATTGCCACACTGAACTATCAAAAATCATTATTATGATGATCCACCACCGCCTCCACCTCCGGTTGTTGTAGTTGTAGTATTTATTGTTATATCATTAGTGTTGTTTAATCTTATTCTAACTCCAAAAAGTGATAGGTCTTTTTGGAAACAAGATACCGGATCAGCATACATATTTCTATTAGTATCTACGTATATCCAAGTATTTTGTGCTTGTGTTAGATATTTCGACGAATTAAATGCATTTATATCTGCGTTAGTAGAAGCAAAACAAACGGTACTAAACATATGTGGTGTTGGGAATGAACCAAACTGAGAAGGAAATTGATAAAATGGTATATTATTCAGCGGTATTGAACCATTATATGACACAGAACCTCTCATTTCTATATAAGCATTCGATTGTTCATAAATCACTCTATAACCAGGATTTGGTAATGGGAAATTAGTGACAGTCCAACCATCTGCTAATGCATTGTTGATGTTGATGTCAATAAATGGTTGATTATTTTGCCTAACATTTGTTATCTTCCAATAAGTTGTATCTTCAGTCAATTCTACTATTGATCCCGGAAATAAATTCCAAACATTAATACCCCAGGGTGTCCAAACTTTTTTGTATCCAGAAGCTGGATCACCAGGAGCCGTAGCTGTTAAATGTATAAAACTAGCGGTTCCATTGATTATGTTAAATTTAATACTTGTGCCCGGTGATATTGCCCTTATATATCTGACTTGACTAGAAGAACAATTTAAATCTATCAAATTACCACCAGATGTGAAATTATTTGCCCAATAATTAATATTAACAACCCCTATATTATTCGGTGATGTGTTTGTTCCTTTTGATTGAATAAATATATCATTGGTGGTCAGTCCCTTTTGAAATATACCAAATGGTGCGCTAATTCTACCATCACTATCACTCAGCACAAGGTTACCAGAGAATACATTAATGCCTCCTAAGAAAACACTATTCGTTAAACCTATTCTGGCTCGTAGAGCAAAAGAGTTAGAAAGAGCACCAGGTTGTCTTACAAAAAAATCTAAGTGTCCGTTATTAAAGACGATTTTATTTGAAGCAAGTGCCGAATTAAAAACCTGATCTCCATTATTATTATACCAATTTTCAGATATTGTTGTAGTTGTACCTTTTGTAATTACGGTAGGTGCAGCACCGCCAATAAATGGTGCATTAATTTGAAAAATACCTTTTGGTGAAAGTGACCCTATTGGCGGTGTGTTTATACCAACAGTCCCAACAGGTGATCCATTTAGAGATCCAGTGACATTTGTATAGATAGGTGAATTACCAAGTGATGATTGTGCAGTCCACCTTGAAATAAAACCAGCACTACCGGTTCCAGATATAGAACCGACTGGATCGACATCCCATGATGATGCACTGGCGTTCCAAGTATATGTGATACGATTATCAGTTTGAAAAACTTTCAAACCATCATACTTAAATGTAATTGCGTCTCTTGCGGCTGAATTGGTCGCAATCATTCTTACATCAATTGGTCCCAATTTATTTACTTGAAAATTATCTATTATTGATATTGGCATATTATTTTTTTTTTAATTTTTAAAAAAACTTAAATTGATAGTTTACCGGATTTAAATATGTTGGTGGTAAACCAACAGATGTTGTAGCGGGTGATGTCCCACCACTTGTGTATATATAAACTCTATAATTTTGCAATGACCAATAGCCCTCAGGTGAATTAATCGAAATTAGACTAGTCGAAAACGATGATGTGATATCAAACCCATTATTATCTATTATGGCACTTAATGTTCCATGTAAAGAAGGATAAGCAAAATAAATACAAACATTGTTACCTGATAATGGTACAGTTGTGTCACTTTTATCCTTAACGTTTTTTGTCAAACTTGAAACAATACTTTGAAAAGAATTAAAATTAACTACCGTAGTACTGGTGCCATAAAAGAAAGGTAATATTTTTCTAATAGTAGCACTTGAAGAATCACTTGATGTACCGTCACTTACAGTTAAAGTGAAGGTTTTGGTTCCAAATATAGAAACTTCTGCTGCTGATGGGTTATTTGTTCGAGTTGAGGTGACTGTTGATGTAATTGGAACACCGGGTAAGTTCCAAAGATTTACTGATGTTACAGATGTTATATTATTACTCCTCTTTGTTATGGTATATGTATAAGTAAACGTAGCAACGTTACCCATTTCAACTATCAAATTATTTGTTCCTGATGTCGTGTATGATGGCGGATTTGTTCCAATTGGTGTTGCATTTAAAACCATTGAAACTTGAGGAGATAAATAAGGATAAATTATTTTTCTAACAACCTCAACGATATTTTCATTGCTAAACGTGTAGCCTACTGGAATAGAGCCAATCGCTTGAACAACAGGGGTTGCGTCTGTTAAAAAATTAGTCTCTTGGTTGTTAATTAAAACAGGACTTCCAATAATTGAAACGGTACCAGATGATGTGATATTATCAATAGTACCCGCTGAACTTTCCCAAGTCAAATACCCATTACTGTTATACTTTAAAACATAACCATCTATGGCATTTGCTTCAGGTGAATTTGGAGCAATATATTTTGGAAATATCATTCCATTAATAGAGACGTTTCCACCCGCTGTGTAGCCTCTTACTCCATCAGTACCTATATTGATATTTCCACCATACAAGCCATTACTATCAGTCGAGTTATTTATAATATTTAAGTCTATATAGGAATAAGAGAGTCCGTTTACAATTTTAGATTCCAGATAGGGAGCCAAACTATATAATGATGAATTAGTACCTGATAAAATAGAAATTTTAGTGTTTTGTGTAGCTGTATCACTTTTGTTATTGAAAAAGAAAAAATCAGTATTACTACCCAAAAGTGTAGGATTCATAACATCTTTACCAGAAGCTCGTCTTTTACCAAAATAAACTTTACTCTGTGTTAAGCCATTGATACCTGAATCTAATCCGATATAGCCGTGTCCAGATGTCAATCCAGTCGGTTTGAAAATAATATTTTCCCAAGTAGAAAAAATGGCATCTCTTACATCCTTTGGTGTGATTTGCTTAGATGTATTATCTGGTAACTGATTCAGTATCGCAGTAATGTCGTTTAGATTAGTTGCATCAGTTGGTGGTGTACTATAGCTATAAGTTGACATTAAATATTAATCAATTTTGATTTATATATTAAATCTCAAAACCCCTAAATGAATTATTCAATGATTAAAGTCAAAATATAATCGTTTACATCAGTTTCCGGATCATATAATCTACTGTTATGTCTGTTATTATCTGACATGACATCGACTATTTTATACAACTGAGAAAGGCGATTAACAATTTTATCACTTAAATCTTCTAAAAACAACAAGTTGTAAGACTCTCGACTTTGATAGGCTCTATTGAAATGGATGCTTATGGCTGGTCTTTTATTTTCTAAATAATAATCTATTGTGAATTCTGGTTTAGAATATTTTCTAGTCTTTGTGTGGAATAGTAAATCTGAAAAAACATATGATAGTTCGGTTAGTAAATATTTTGGGTCATTTAATTTTTCTGGATATATACTAAGCCAGCTTTCACCGCCTGAGTATTTCATATATAATGAAAACATCAAATATGGATCCCAATGAATAATTTGATCAAAGAATTCTACCAATCTATCTTCGATTTCTTCGATATTATATTTTGAAAAAGTATCAAATTTATTTTGAAGCCATTTAGATGTGATGTCATAAAGATCCGGATATTCGAAATACCTATTAATAAAATCTTTTTGATTTTGATTTAATTCTTTACCATCCTTTAAAATATCTAAATATTTATTTATTATGTAACGTTCTTCTGGTTCTTGTTTCCAAATTTCATTAAATTTATTTAGATGCTTCATAAATAAATATATATATTATACATATATATAATAATTAAATCTATAAGTTATGTTGAATATTGCTCCTCGTTCTGGCGGTCTATATAAACAAGGATTATTTATTCCTAAAAACAAAGAAAAGCTAATAAAAGCGAATAGTAAAGGTGGTGTCTACTATCGTTCAAGTCTTGAACATAAAATGATGATTTATTTAGATAATAATGAAAATATTAAATTTTGGTCTTCAGAATATATTAAAATTCCATATGAAAAAACAGAATATGTGAATGAAAAAGAGACGTGGGAAACTACAAAACACACCTATTATCCCGATTTTTACTATGAACTTGTAAGAAGCGATGGATCAATCGCTAAAGTAGTAGCCGAAGTTAAACATAGCTCGGAAACAAAAGAACCTAAGATACCACATAATCCAACAGCCAAACAGTTAAAAAATTTCGAGTATGCACTCAAAATGTGGAATAAGAACTTGAGTAAATGGAAATATATGATTGAATGGTGTGAAAGAAAAGGATTTGAGTTTATTATTATAACTGAGGAAAGGTTAAAATAATCCAAATCCAAAAATCACCATCAAAAATAATACTGATGTTGGTGTATTTACTAATTCATAAAGAAATAACATTTTAGAGTTACTAAACCATAGTATAGGATATCTCAAAATAGAAATCATCAATATGCAAAGAAAATAAATCCATAAGTTAGAAAATAAACCCACGATTATCCAAATAGCATAAATAAATTTTGAAAAAAAGAATAGCCTATCTAATAAAGACTTTTGGTGATTATTATCATAAATTAGGTGTTTGTTTATCATATGATAAAACTCAACCCATACAAATAAAAAACTAAGTGAATAAAATAATATTTTAAGCCAGATCATTTAAAATTATTTCATTAAATTTTATTAAGTTGTTTGTCTCAACTTCAGATAACCTGAGGCTCTTCTTTTTTAATAAATCCTCGTATAATTTTTCAGACACCCTAACTTTAATTGGATCACCAACGATTCTATCATACTCATTAGGAACATGTTGATGAAATGTTCTATCCCTATAAACTTCATCAATGTAATTTGCATGAGATTCTAAATCTAAATGAATAGAACAGCCATCAGGTCTAACACCCCAATCTCTTTCAGATTCTTCCCAATATTGTAAGTATACTTTCATGTCTTATAAATTTTTTTAGTTTATATCTTAAAAATCAAAACTAGTTTTTTAGGTCATTGTATAAATAATAAAAATAAAAAAATATATGAAAGTTAAACTAGAATACATTTGGTTAGATGGATCAAATCCACAACAATTAAGAAGTAAAACTAAAATTTCCGAATCGATTGATTCCACAAATCCTGAAGATTATCCAATTTGGTCGTTTGATGGTAGTTCAACCAAACAAGCCAAATCTGGAAAAAATAAAAACACAGACTGTCTATTAAAACCAGTTTTTATAACAAATGATCCTTTTAGAGGAAAAATGGATAAATTAGTGTTATGTGAAGTATTAGATCCAGAAGGCAATCCACATAAAACCAATCACCGTAGAAAATTACAAGAAATTATAGAAAAACTTGGATTAAAAGAGAATACAAATGGTTATAATAATAAATCAGATCTACCCTGGTTTGGCTGGGAACAGGAATATACTTTAACACATAAGCCAGAAATGCCTTTTGGTGAAGGAATTGGTCTACCTTTAGGATTTAAGTCAGGAAAATCTGGTCAACCTCGACCACAAGGTGATTATTATTGTGGCATTGGCGCGGATACAGTTGTTGGTAGAGAAATCGCTGAAGAGCACATGAACATGTGTATACAAATTGGTTTAGATATTTCGGGTATTAATGCCGAGGTTTTGCTTGGTCAATGGGAATTTCAAATTGGTCCAGTAACCGCACTAAATGGTTCTGATCAACTTTGGGTCGCAAGATATATTCTACAAAGGGTAGCTGAAAAACACAACGTTAATGTTTCATTACATCCAAAGCCAATAGAGGGGGATTGGAATGGAACCGGTTGTCACGTTAATTTTTCAAGTAAAGAAATGAGACAAGAAGGTGGATTTGAAATAATTAAACAAACAATGCGTAAATTAGAAAAAAATCACATGGCCCATATTGAAGTATATGGTCTACACAATGAAAAGAGATTGACTGGGGCTCATGAGACATCTGGTATACATGAGTTTAGTTTTGGTTATAGTACACGTGATACTTCGATTAGAATACCAGCTCAAGCATTAGTTGAAGGTAGAGGTTATTTTGAAGATAGAAGACCAGCATCAAATTGTGATCCTTATTTAGTATCTGAAAGAATGATCAAAACTGTTTATAGTGAAGTCGAAATAGAAACCGAAGCTTAATAAAATATATGCTTAAATTTTAGTAAACAAAAAAACCACTCATATGGTGGTTTTTTTTTGTTTAAATTGAGTGAAGTCCCATTCCATCGTTTGAAGAATCTAAACTTATCAATTTAATTTGATGATCATTATCACCTTTCTTTTTGTAGAGTTCGTTGTAACCTTTGGCGATTCCCCGTTTAAAGATTTCAGTGAAGTATGCAAAAGCATTGTCACTTTTTTCCTCATTGAAGTTATACCAATTAGAAAACATATCTAATAAACCACTTTGATAGCAATCCATCTTATCATCATTATTCCAATATCTCATTTTTTTAATAGTCCGCTTTGCTAAGATTTCCAACATTAATTTCGATTTGTTCGTCAATTTTCCTTGTGCCTTCGATACAATAATTTCTACATAGAGATCTTTGTTGTGTAGGTACATAATTAAGCATTTATTTTTTTTTGTAGAGCAATTAGCCCTTAAAAATTTCATGCTTTCATGTTATATTATATATAATCGTATTGTTTATTTTAAAAAACAAAAAAAAAAGCTTCAATGAAGCTTTTTTTTTAATTTTATGATTAAATTTTTACTCTTTCTTTATATTGACTTTCTTTTATTGATTGTAATTCAACCTCAAGAGCCGATTTTCTTTTTTCTAAGTTACTTAAAGCTTTTTTTAATACTTCTGATTCGCCTAAAAATTGAACTGATGATTTAATTTTTGAAATATTGAAATTAACATCTTCGAGTTTCAAAGTAATTTCTCTTTCTTTATCTTCAAGTTTTCTTTTAACAATCAATTCTTCACTTAATTTATTTTCATAAAAATAAGTCAAATCATAATTTAATTCGCTTTTAACTTCATTTACTAACTCAAGAGCCGAATCATATTTGAAAAATGAATTGCCATATCTCTCATCACATCTATAAAGATAAATAGAATTTTTATAATTAAAAGCGTATACCTCTAAGTAAGGATTGACTAAGTTAGAAACTCTTTTAACAACATCTAACTCTACAAATTTATCTAAGTTATTTGATGTTTCAAGTAACAACGGATAAAAGTTTTTGTTTACAATTGGGATAATAGGAGATGAGAATAAAGATTCTAATGTAGTTTCTTTGTTCATCTCATCATCGTTAATGTAAATAATACCTTTTTTAGAAACTGATAAACCGATAGTTAAGTTCTCAGAAATTCTAAAGTTTATTCTATCTTCATCAATTGAAGCAAACTTCATTGCTGTTGATAAGTTATTAAGAACTTTTAATTGATTTTCATCTTTAATATGAGTATCTAAAAGAGTCTTTTCGATATTATTTTCGGAAAGTAAGAACCAAGAGTCGCTAACCATACATAAGTATCCATTTTCAACTTGTTCAACAATTGTATAAACTGATTCACCTTTACCACCAGAAAGTAAGTTAGCTTTTTGTTCTGGAGATTTAGTTAAATTATGAACAAATAATTTAATTTCAGGAACCCAATCATAAACAGCAAGTTCATTAAGAACCTTATCCATTCTATCTTGGTCACTTTCTAAATTAATTGTTTGTAAAAGTACGTTTATAGGTTGTCTATAAAGTTCACCTTGATTTTTACTATTCAACACATTATATAAATGTTTCAATTCATATACCAATTTATAGTTTTCCATGTCACTATTCAATGACTCAAGTAAAGACTTAACCTTTTTGTCAAAAGTATACATCTTTAATTTTTCATTCAACGACATGATAATCTGTTTCTCAGAGAAATCATTACAAGCATTCATATGAGACTCAATGATTCTAGATACTTCCTCTTGATCAACGGTTAATTTTTTTCTGAAGTTGAATAGCTCCAATTTAATATTCTTCATAATTGTGAATTGTTATTTTTTATGTTTATTATACCTATATATTTAGTTCCAAAACTCATTTTTTCTCATTTTGGTAACTTATTAGATTATCTCAATTTGTGTTAGATTGTCCCCCTTTGAATCGTTTTCTGGCCTCTAAAATATTAGTATACCACTTTGTTTTTTTAGGATATACCATGATATCAAATAAATCATTTTTAGGACTGCCGTTTCCTTGACTTGTTAGGTCAAAACTACCGTCAGGATTTACTGTAGGTTTTCTAAATGCTGGATAATAAGTTTGAACTTCAAGGGATAATGATAACTTGATTTGATTATCAGAAGTCAGGCTTTTTTCTCTTGAAATTTCGATTTGATTTGAATCTGGTAAAAGCATCACGGCATCAATATTCATAAAGTTATGTTCAAAGTACATAAATTTATAGAGCCACAAGGTATCCATAATTGATTGGCTACATTTAAAAACATCAATTTCAGATTCTAAAAGTATAGTAAGATCATATTTACATGAAATAGGAATAGCTCTAATTTTAGTTAACACTTTTCTAATTTCAGCATCATTTTCAATTACCATCTTGAGCCAGACATTCGGATTCGCAAACTCATCAGAACGAATATCAAATCCCGTTAACGTCAAATGACCGCGCGGTATGATATCAGTGTTTAAATCTACAAATCTATTTTCCGAAACCACGTCATCAGAAAAAGAATCCATTAAGAATCTTTCATCACCAGTAATTGAATAATAAAAAGGTACATTAACTACTCGGTTACCCGAACTAAATCGATTCGTCCATTTAATTTGGCCTTCTAATGTATCTAAAACACATACAGTTAAATCTCTAAAAAATACGTCGTCAAAATTAAATCTTTCTCCAATCATAGAGTTATATATAAAATTATCATAATTCCATTACTCGAAATAATATATAAAAAAAAATACAACAACGAATATGTCAGACTTAAAAGTCGTGATATTCCGGTGATATTATTAAAACTAATATAATCTAATAATGAAGTATTTAAAATATTTTGAATCACAGAACGGAGTGAGCTTAAGGCAAAAACTAGAAATAATAGTTGATATGTCTGATTATCTTTGGTCAATTGGTGCTACAGAATCATTTGGTGGATTTTATGGTAAGTGTAGTTCTTTATTTACCGGTTGTTTAGACATGAATAAAGGATGGTCAAGATCTGGTAAAAAGCCATACAATTTCAACATAGATTGTCTTATCAATGAACTCGAAAAATCTGATTACAGAAAAAAAGAAAAATTACAGATAGTTGAAGATCTTTATTATTTATCTATAACAACTAAGAAAGCAAAACACACTAAATCAGAAATTAAAGAATTATTAAAACCAGTTTTAGAATATGAGATTTTAGGTGGTAAAATTATTGATAGTTTAGAAATTGATCAATTTTATAATTGGCAAAAACAACCCATTTTTTCAATAGAATTTCACATTAATGAAGAAGAGTTATCTTGTGATAAGAATGAGATTGATCAATTATATAAAGAATTTGATCATTATGATTCGATAGATGCTAAAAAGAAATTGAAAGAGATTAAAAAAGAATTTTTTAGAATCAAAAATTTGATTAAAATACAATTAAAAAAAATCGATTTCAAATCTCATAATTTAGAAATTGAATGTTTTTCCGATTCATCAAATTTAGGAAACCTAAATACCTTTATTTTACAATTAAAAGAAATATAAACTTCAGATGTGCTTCAACTTATAATCATGACAAATTATAAATGATATGAAGCAATTATTACTTTCTGAAAAATATAGACCTAAGACCTTAGATGAAATTATCTTACTTCCAAGAATCCGTAAAATTTTTGAAAAAGGTTTAACACAAAATGTTATTTTATATGGTCATTTTGGCACAGGTAAAACCACACTAGCTCGAATATTAATAGGTAAGTATACTAAAGATAAACCTTTTTTGGAAATTAATTCTTCGTTTTATACCTCGATTGATACTTTACGCGAAAAGATTGATTCTTTTTGCTCTAGGGTTTATATGGGCTTTGATATTGAATCTACAATTACATCTGATTCAATGAAGTATGTTTTTTTGGATGAGTTTGAAAGAACATCTGCACAATATCAAGATGCACTCAAAGCCTATATTGAAGAGTACTCAGCTAAGAATGTAAGATTCATTTTAAACACAAATCACATCAATAAAGTTTCAGCTGGAATTCGTTCAAGGTTTGTTGAGGTTAATTTTGATGCCCAGAATCAGGAAGAAGAAAAGGCTCTTAAAATAGGAATTTACAAGCGTGTACAAGATGTGATCGCTAAGAATGAAGGATTTGAGATTTCAAAGGATGAGTTGATCAGGATTATTAACAAAAAATTTCCTGATATACGTGCTATTTTAATTGAAGTGGATAATTTTAAACAAACTGGTGAAAGTAGTGCCTCAACTCCAAACATGAATATTAAATTAAAATTAGATCTTTATAATTTGATTTATGATAAATCAAAATCTTATGAATATTGTTATCATTGGTTAATGAATAATTTTGGTGCTGAAAAGATTGATGAAATGTTATTTTTTTTAGGTCGACCTTTTATTGAGTGGTCAATTAATGAGAAAAGAGAAAATATAGACAAATTGTTTCAAGCTAATTATATCATCACCGAACATACTAGATTATTAGAAACTAGTACAGACCCTATTGTACTTGGAATGACAGTAATTGGTAAATTCAAAGAATTATTTTAGATATCTTTAACTCTTTGTAGCCAATTAATTAATTCTTAACCTTAACGTTTTTACTGCTTGACCTCTTATATTTTTTTTTAAAACTATTACTATTATTAATTAAGACTATTTGTCGTTAAAAAAATAATTTTTTAATACTTCATATAATGTATATATATAAAGTTAATATATAATTTATGATTGATTTTATAGATTTATACATCGAATACCCAAATCATCCAAATTATAATCCTAACCGATTAGATGAAGATGATATTATTCGTGTTATTATACAAAAATATGAAATGATATTGTTTACAAACCAAGGTGAAGTTTTAGGTGAACCAAATTTTGGCGGAAATCTCGAAGAGCTATTATATGAAACTAGTGTTTCTGCCGATTTTGTTAAAAGACAGTTGAATGCTCAGATACAAAGATACATTCCAGAAATTATTAACCTTAATTATGACTTAGATGTGGTTTTTGCTCAAGATCCTGGTAATTATCAAGATATCATGTTTATTAACTTTCAAATACAAGATTACAAAGTATTTGCACAAATTGGTTCAATTTACGGGATTAATTAAATTATAGGGTAAGTAAACTTTTAAAGGACAATCTATTTAATAGATTTATTTTATAGGACAGCTTGTGGATGTATATATAAACTTCCAATCTCTTTTTATTTTAACACCTAACGATAAAGCAGCAGTGTAAATGTCTTCTAGACACTCACTGTCCGATCCACCAACTATAGTGACCGTTTTATTTTTTAAACTAACTAATAGATCATATAATTTCTTACTAAGATGGTGCCACTTATGATTATTTCCAACATATACAATATATGTTCCTTCTTTAGTCGGAAAAATATCACCTTTTTTTAATTCTTTTCTATTTTCTCTATTAATAATTTCTTGGTAAACTTCTTTATCAAGAATTTTTCTATAAAAATCAGCATTTACATTATAGTTGTATCTTTTTTCAATGAGATCTTTTTGATTCGGAAAAGTATATAAATCATTGTGTACCGGTACTTTTGGATTTCGATCATAAAGATAATCTTTATCTACATTTTTACCATCGACATGGTTATCCCAGATTTGATAAACATTAGTAAATTGAGAAGCATATTTCTTTAATTCATTTACATACTTTTCAGTGAACCATTTCTTGAATGATTTCTGGACATCAACAATTAAGAGTGTTGAATCATTCTGGTTTGATTCTGATATTCTCGTGATCTTAGGTGAAATGAAAACAGACCAACGGTAAATTGGATTCTCGACTTCCATCTCATCTATACTATCAAAATAAAATTTCTTAAATGATTCAAAAAGCTTTAAGTGTTTCACAAGATTATATATTAAAATAACCTTAGTAATTTTATGATTTTTCTATTAATTCTGTGTCATTATCAATATCGCAATTTTGTTTCAAATATCCTACATAAAATAAAAAAAGTACCAATTTATTGATACTTTTTTATAAGATCTATGTTAAAAATGTATTACTTAATAGAAAAAAAAAAAAACGAAATAATCATCCCGTATTATAGAGGAAGTTCTTCTTCATCTTCTTCTGTCTCTTCCTGAGATTGATCTACTTCTTCATCTTCTTCTGTTTCTTCTTGTGCCTGGCCTTGAGTCTGTGGTTTAGATTGAGGAACTTCTTCAAATTCATCTTGATCTTGAGCTTGTGGTTGTGTTTGAGTTTCGGCTTCAACTTGAACTTGAACCTGAGCTTGTGTTTGTGCCTGACTTTGTGCCTGACTTTTTGCTTGAGTTTGTGCTTGAGTTTGAGCTTGACTTTGTGCTTGAGTTTGTGCCTGACTTTGTGCTTGAGTTTGTGCTTGACTTTGTGCTTGAGTTTGAGCTTGCGACTGTGTCTCTGATTGAGACTGTATTTGACCTTGACCTTGGGACTGTCCTTGTGAACCGCCCATAAGAGCATTTGCTGAAATTTTATCAACATCTAAACCATTTAAGGTGATGTATTTTACAATTTCCTCTGCGATGTCAACATCACCAAAGAATTGTCTAAGATTTTTACCTGTGTTGTCTTTTACTTTCTTTACATAAGCATTTATTAGTGATTGAGGAATATCAACCATAGTTCTTACTTTGTAAGTGTCATTTACTTGAATTACAGATTCTCTTATGATTTCTTCTCTTTTTTTATAGATTCTGTAACTTTCAAACTTTCTGATGTGTTTCATCTTAAAATTTAATAATTTTTTGTATAATATATATTATATATTAAAACTCATTTTTTTCACTTTATAAAATAATTGCAACAATTATAGCGAATAGACCTAAATTCAAGACAACATTACCTATTAAAAGCCTATTAATTGTCATTTGTTGATTAGATATAATAGAGTCCTTTTTTTTATTTTGATCATCACACAGATTCAAATCTTTTTCATAGTTGACCAATTTTAAATTTAATTGATTAATAATTTGATCTTGTTGATCAGTCACCTTTAATAATTCTGAATTTTTTAACTCTAAGATTGATACTCTATTTTCAAGTTTTGATACAACAATAATATATTGTGAAGATAATAAATCACAATCTATTAAAGAACTTTCTAATAGATTTTTAATCTCTAAATCATTATCTATTTTTTGCAATTGATCTACAGTTAAAATTACACCAAGTGTATCACTGTTTAATACATAATACTTTGGATAGGATGTTGAATCATTTGATTGACCAAAAACGGAAATAGTTAATAAACAACTTAAAATGATTGTTATTATAATTTTCATAAAAATTATTTAGTTTTTTCTTTTATAGAATTTAACAAATCATCACCTTTTCTTTTTATTGGATTTGCCTTCAATTCTTGAATTTTATTTTTAGTAACATTCAGGCGATGTTGTAGAGAACTGAGCTTATCCTTAGCAATTTGTAATTCAATTTTATTGGTTAATAGTTGATTATCCAATTTATCAATTCTTTTTTTAGTTTCAAACAATTCTCTATTTAGACTATCAACTTTAAGATCTATTTTTCTTCTTTCTGAACTGAGCGAATCTCTGATATGTTTTATTTGTTCTATTTCTTCTTTAAGCTTTTTATTTTCTTTACGATTATTGTCTCCTTCTATGTAACATTTAGTAAAAAATATTACAAAAGATATAAAAAATGCTATTATTATTAATGTTTTTAGATTTAGTTTCATAAATATATATATTTATTTTTATAATTAAAATTTATTAATTATATTAGAATATATTTTCATTTGAAAGATTTTCTATTTTATACATTTTTAACTATATTTGCTATATATATAAATAAAAATAATAAAAATAATAAAAATGATTAAAAAAATTGTTTGCTTTGATTTCGATAAAACATTAATTAATACACCCACACCTGAATTAGGTAAAAGCGAGTGGGAAAAAACCACTGGTATGCAATGGTCTGGTAAAGGATGGTGGGGAAATGCTGAATCGCTTAATACTAAAGTTTTTAATCTAACAATAAATAGCTGGGTTTATAAATTCTACGAAAAATACATCAACGATTTAGAAACATATTGCTTCTTAGCAACTGGTCGCCTACATAAACTTGAAAAGCAAGTTCTAGATGTATTGAATTTACATAGTATCACTTTCACACCAAGTGAAGATAATTCAAAGGGTGTTTATTGCAATACCGGTGGTGAAACTTACAAATTCAAAACTCGCCTTTTTGAACAAAAAATTAAACAGTTTCCAATGGCTGAAGAGTTTATTATTTTCGATGATAGATACGAACATTTAATTATGTTTGAAGATTGGGCAAATGACCAATCAATAACTGTAAGGATTATTGATGTAATTAATAAGAAAGAATTTAAAACAAATAAAAACTTAAATAATATTATATAAAAAATGGCAACTATTTATAAAGAAAAATTAGAAACCGAACTAGATGAAATACTAAGTCAGCCTTATGTACTGATTCTACATAATGACGACTATAATACCTTTGATTGGGTTATAGAATGTCTTATGAAGATTTGCAAACATGAATTTGAACAGGCTAGCCAATGTGCACACATAGTTCATTTCAGGGGTAAATGTGAAGTAAAGCGCGGTGATAAAGAAACATTGAATAAGATGTGTGAGAAATTGAAAGCAGCAGGCTTATCAGCAACAATGGAAGTTGCTTAAAATTTCTTAATCTTGTAGCTTTTATTTTTCTTTCTACCCTCATCAGTTTGAGACTCCCAATAGTTTAAGAACTGATGTGTTGCTAACTCTTGACTTAGAAAAAATTTAGTTGATTTGACTTTATCACCTTCGAATATTGTTAATTTAAAAATAGGTTTACCATATTCATTCATTTTATCAAGTGATATCTTAGCAACCTTATTATTTTGTTTACCATCTTCACCTTTCCAAATTAAAAAACAAGTAGTGTCATTTTGTTTTTTAGTTTCAGGATCTGTTTCAAATATCTGAACAATATCATTTTCTTTAAGTCTTTTTGATACATTCATTTCTTCTCTATTTTTTTCACTACTTGAGAATATATCAAAAAGTCTTTCTTTGAATTTTTCAAAATCTTTTAGATGTTTCATAAATATATATATTTAAATTCCTAACCAATTATTTCCTGGTCTGAAATTTTTCCTATATTGATTTATTAATTTACGTTTGCGATTTACATTTATAAGCGAAGAATAATCAGTACCTTCTATATATTCAATATTTTTCAAGAATTGATTCCATTCATTTAAAGTTGTGGCATCTACAATCTGTGGAGCATAATCTTCTACCATTTCTTTGAATGCGTGTTTGCTGAATACTGATGATAAGTTTACCAAAGTCATTACCGTATCATCATTCCCAATATCTGCGGCATATCTCACATTTCCAGACGGAGTTATGTGTTTTACGAATGTAGTTATTTCTCGAATGTTATCTTCTTGTGTAATTATAAAATTACGCTTCTCCATAGCTTCTTGGTATTCTTTTACTAACATATTTTTATTATCACCGACTTTGAGTCCTATTTTTTCTTCAACCGCATCTAATCTATGCTTATACCTAAAAAATATTGAAGAACCATAATTATTATTGCCATCAAAAACGTGTGGCAAATGTGCTAAAAACTCATTACCATAGTTATTAACCTCAAGTACTACTTTCCAATTTTCATAATTAAAATATTCAAACACTAGTAGGTAAAAAATTTCTGCCAATTGTTTTACTGAAACAAAATTAGATCGGTACATACCAATCTGTTGCAGACAAAAGAAATCTGAAAGTGAAGTATATGTATGTTTAAAAACATCGATTACTTCTTTTGGTTTTGGTGCAATTTTGAATATATTAATTACCGAATAGTCCTGACCTAAACCTTCAGAAATATCTACTGACATCACTCCCCTGATCGAATTTCTCATCACTGGTGTGAATACTTCATCATCTTTTATCCATTTCAAGTCAGAATAACTAAATTTTAATTTTTTATCGAATTCATAAATCTTTTCATATTCATAATGTTTTTTATTCTCAATTAATGACTCAATAATACTTTCATTCAATAATGAACGAGTGGTATTTATAAATCTAAGACCATATTCTTGGTTAAATGCTTCTTCACCACCGATATCTTTAATCGCTTCTTGTTTCCAAGTTGTTACTTCTGCGATATTTTGTATCGGCAATGATTCGCCTTTTGAATTTATAAATTCAAATTTCTTAGCCATTTCTTCCGAACAGGTATCATTATTATAAACATAAATTACATATTTAACAAGTTCTGAGTTGAATTTCATTTCTACCTTTGTAAAATCACTAAAGTGCTCTTTAACTTGTTCAAATATTTGTTCTTTTGTAACCCCATGTTCATACATTCGATGATTATTTAATCTATAATAAGTTACAAATCGACCCGGCACTTGATACCAGTAAACTCTCATTGCTCGATAGTTATTCTTTTGGGGATCACCTTCTGGTCTTTCAGCATCCATAAGTAATCGATAGAAAAGATTCATACCTTTTGGGGTTGAAGTAATAATAATTTTAGAGTTTTCAATCGCCGAAACTACTGGGAAAGCCGCAGTGTAATAAGGTTCGATAATATTTGATGGAATATGTGCAAACTCATCTAGGTAAAGAAAATCAATTGTAAAACCAATCGCAGGTGATTTACTTCGAGCAGCAGTCTTAATACGACAACCATTTTCGCAGATAATGGATTGTTGGTTCCAATTTTTAATACCTACTTTCAAAAAAAATGGTAAATTAACATAAATCGATTTTATTTTATCCACAATTTCAATTGTAGTCCCTCGGATATTTGCTACAATCATAATGTTTTTATCATTATTAAAAGTAATAAAGTGTAACATTGTAATTGCCGCATTAATTGTTTTACCAATCTGTCGCGAACCCATTAAAATTGAAAATCTGTTCTTAGTATAAAGATCTAAAATATCTTTTTGATAATCTCTTAACTTAATATTTTGAATTGATCCATCTTCTGTTTTTACTTTACAATATTTTTCAGCAAAGTAATGAATATCTAATTTACAACGAATATACTCTTGAATCTCATTTTCACTTAGCTTAAATGCGATACCGGCTCTCCTTACACCAATTTCACCTACAAACCACGGATTTTCAAATTTTTGCACTTTTTCACCATCATGAATTCTTTTGGTTGTTTTTTCAACTAAATCTGTGGTAAAAACAATTTTTTTAATTACAGGTGGTTTTTTATTTATCATAAAGGAATTATTATTTTTCAATATATATCTAAAATTCTCGTTTATAATCATGAACAAGAAAGAACAAAAGATTAACGAACTACAAGATGAATTTGATAGAATTCAAAACCAAAACAAAGATTTAGACGTTTCTAAATACTTAGCAACCAAAGATGATTTACCAGATTTAGGTGAGATTCAAATCTATGACTATGATAACGATATTCAAGATGCTAAGTCACAAGCCAATGAAATTCTCGAGTCTTTAGTTGATTTATATCTTGGTGATTCTCCAGTATCACAACATCAATATATTAGAAATAAGATGAAAGAAGATGCAATGGTTTATGCTGAAACTATTTTTTTACAGAAAATGACACGTAAAAATTTTTTAACTCAATTAAGGCAAGTAGATAATGGTGATAATTCAGCTCGTATGCATGAAGTTGTGAATCAAACGATTTCTCAAATACGCGAAAACACAAAGTTTGCTACAACACAAAGAACCGAATTGGAAAAGTTTTATAAAGAAATACGTAAAGATTTAGGTCTAAATGAGATGCCAAAAAGAACTGAAACAATTGAAGAAGAAGAAAATAAAATTGAAACTGGTCAAATTACTGACTCTCGTAGTTTGAATGAAATGATTGATAAGTACTTGAAGAATAAAGAATAATCAGATTCATTGAAAATTAACTAATTTAAATTTAGAATCAATACTCTTCCAGTTAATTATATCTATAACACCCTACTACATTTGAGTTAATTGTAATATTATATTGAATTGATTGATTTTTCTATAAGTATTTAGAGTCGATCCTAGTTCACCTAAAACGGTAATTTACTAAATTAAAACTCTCAAATGTCTTTATTAAATTTGAAAGTGATAGAAGTATCTTCTCAGATGAAATCTGATTTAATTTATTATCATTGACTTGATTAACAATTAACTGAGGTTTATATTGAATAATATCTTCTTTGATTACAGATTTTAAACCATCATCAGAATTTTGCCAAATAACTTTCAAAATATCGTTAATTTGTTTAGTAACTTCTATAGTGTCTAAATTATTATCATAGTATTCGATTTGGTCATATCTAGTTATTTCTTCGTCAATAAATTTATTTCCGGAAGTTTTATAACCAATCAAATGTTGAATTAACAATCTTATTTTTTTAAATTCAACATCATCTTTATTTTGATTGTAGAATGTTTCGGATATAAAATAGAAGTTTTTAATTTGTAATCCTTGTTCTTTTAATTTCTCTTTAAACTTATCAATAATAGACTGATGTGAAAGCTTAGTTTGTTTTGAACAGATAATATAAATATCATCTGTGGTATTTTTTAATTTAGATAATAATTGAATATTCAATTCAAATTTTAAATTATCAATAATATCTTTGTTTAAAAATTCTTGTAATGAAATGGCCAAATCTGTAAATTTAGAATTATGGTTTTTTACTTTAATTTTTAATTTATTGACTATGTCTGTTGGTAACCAGAACGTTTTACCATTGAATTCAATTTTGTTACCTTGCTTTCTGAAGATGCCGTTTTGATATAAATTAAAATCAGACTTAGAAATTTTCATAATAGGAATCGAAGGATTATTTTTATCAACAATCCAAGCCTTAGCATCTGTACTAACAATTACGTCTAAATCAAAAAAATTTGCTTTTACCATTTTCTCCCATATATATATTTTGAAATGTTGATTGAAATAGTATGTGGTAAACCATCATCGCGAGAGCCTTCATATTTCTTTTCAATCCAAGAAACACCTCCGGACAACTCTTGATTAAAGCTTCGACATTTAGGACATTCAGTTGGTGGTACTTTTTCAATTTGATCATCGATTTTACCATTTAGTTTATCTGTACCTACTATAATCATATCATTCTCAGTATAGTAAAAATGTGACTTACACCAAGGATTTCTACAAATTGATTTCATTTGTTCCATAAATTATATATTAAAATAAAAAACCCACCAAATTGGTGGGTTTCAAATAAATATATTCACTTTATTAAATCTTGACTTATCGCAAAATCATATAAAATAGGTAAATTTAAATATTTTCTAAATCCATCTCTAATATCTTTTAATCTCTTAGATTTCTTGAGAACTCTCATAACCATAAAACCAAACTCTTCTTGAAAAATTAAATTACACTCTGACCAAGGTTTTTTATAATTATCTAATACGTTCCATTCTTTTGGACCACCGGTTAACCAATATAAACATTTAGCAGGACAAACATTTTCAATTAATTCAAAACTGAATTCTTGATTCCATAATTTTTCGTCATAAATGTTTGATCTCATTAGAATTGCTATTGCTTCAGCTATGTCTGTTGTTACTTGATCACCAATTTCAAAAAATGTTTCACCGGTCACTTCAGTAGTAATAACAACTTGATTTTGATGATTTTTGTAATTTTCATTGTAATCGGTATTTAATTTTTTTCTTTTCATAGAGAAAAATTTGATTTTTTTATATCTTAAACAGATTTAATTCCACTAATGAATTTGCCTTTGAAAATACCTCCTTCAAAAATTCCATTCATCCATGTGCCATAAAAAGTTCCTGATTTCCAAATTCCATAATACCAGATTCCAGAGTAATAATTACCTGAGTTCCAAATTAGTGTCCGATTCTTGATTTCAATATCAGCATCTTCAAACTCTGAATCGATAAGCCAACTGAGGTTATTCTCCTCTAAGATTTGCTCAATTTTATTTTGGTTATAAATCCTTTTACCCGAATATTCAAGACATCTATATCTCATAATTCATGATTTATATATTCGCTATTCTGGCTAAAAAATAACTTGATTTTAAAAATTTTAAGATTTTTTACGGATCAGAAATAAAAAAAACACCGAATCTAAAATGATCTGGTGTTTAAGTTAAGTTTATACGGAGCCGATTTCTTTAATTTAGTAACACAAAGTCAGCCAATTTAGTTATTATTTTTCAAATATCTTTTTTCTTCTTCAGTTAAAGAATCGATGCCATTTTCATTAATCTTATCTAAGATAGCATCAATATCAAGTTTATTAAAGCCGGCATTATTAGGCTTTAATTTTTGACTTTTAAATTTGATGGGCTTCATATCGAGAACTTCAACCAAAAAAGTTATTTCCCACATGACTCTAAGAGGATTATCACTATATACAGCAGCTACAGTTTCAAAAGTTTTTGAGTCTAAGTACAACTTATCGACACCTTTATCTTTCATTTTAGCTAATTTCTCATGACACAACTCATCATTAAGACCGTTATCAATCAAAAGTTTTTCGATATTCTCTGGTTTAATGTTAGATAAATCGATTAAAATTAGATTCTTTAATATGTCGTACATCATATAACAAATATAAGGAGTTTTTTGAATTTACCAAACTAAATTAAATGATTTTTTTTTTGAAGTATAAAAATTAATATATAACTAAAATAAATATTGCGAATATATGAAGTATTTAAAAAATAGAAAAGAATTTTTAACAGATTTTATAAAATACAAAGAATTCTACAACTATAAATCACAAGACTTAGAGTCTTCCGCATTAGTTAAAGAAGTCTTAGAAAATGATATAACTTGGGGTGGTTCTTTGTTAGGTAGATTAATAAATTCAACTATTCGCAAAGTCATTATTGGTACTAAAATACTTAGAATAAATCCATTATTAAAAAAGCTAAAATATCAACTCGAGTCTTTAGAAGTAGATTATTTAAATAAAGAAAAAGAAATATTTCGAAAAGCGATTATTTATGCTTTATTTGAGAATATTAAAAAGGCCGCTATGAAGCCTGAGCCACTTGATTTGTTTCTGAAAAATGGTGGCTTAATTGATCAATTAGTTAATGAATTAGATGAAATAAATGAGTTCCCAGAAAAAGAAGCATTAAAAAACCAAATTGAACAATTTAGAAAAGACTTAGAAGAACTTAGAGAAAGTGGAAATGTTGAAATTGAAAGAGAAGATGATGATGAAGATATAGAAAATGAAGACTTAGAAGTTGATGAACCAAAAGAAAAATTCAAGACTTCAGTGGTTCAAATTTTTAAGTCCGTTATTTCATTACATAATTTATTAAACAAAAATCTTAATAAACCAACCGAACAAAAAGAGACCACACCAGAAAAGAATAAATTTAAGATTGGTGGTATTTACACATACACAAATAAAAATGGAGAAAAGAAAAAAGCAAAATTAATTTCATTTACCAATCAAGTCGGTATTGGTAATGATAAACAATTTATTACAAAAGATGATGTTAAGAAAGGAAAGCTTGGTAATCCAAATAGTGTATTTGTGGAATTGTTAGACGATTCTGGTAAATCGTTGCCAAATAATCCGACTATGGAAGTTGACATCAAAAATCTTTCAATTGATAGCTCTTCAAGCGGTACAGGTGATGTTAAAAAAACAAAAATATTTAATAAAAACGAAAAATTTATATTTGAGTCAATTGAAGATACAAAAGCGAAGATCGCTTATAATAATTTAGTAAAATATTATAAATCATCTAATATTTCTAATTATGTAAAAATGATTCAAGATATGATTGACGGTTCAAAAACAGAACAAAAAACCGGCATTGAATGGGCGGGCATAATTTGGCCAACAGAAGGTACTGTAAATTCAAAAATAATCTATATTGGTAAACAATTAATAAATAATCTTAAAACTAATGGTAAACCACTTGAATCAAGTGAATTGGTTGTTGAAGCCGTTAAATTTAGTGATGTGGCCAAATCCATTTCTTTGTTTTGTAAACCCATTTTAGGTTTCAAAAATTCACCGGAATTAATAAAAATGATGGAAGGTCTAAGCGAAGACATCCAATCTATCATAGATTCTTTCGACTCAATGCAAGAAACATTACCAAGAATTTCTGAAGAAAAACCAAAGAAAGAAAAATTCTTATCATCATATAAAGAATTCATGAGAATAAATGAATCAGATAGTGATAAAAAAGGAGATAAAAATCCTGTTTTTGAAGTATATAGAAAAAATTTTTCCAAAGAAGATGAGTCAATCTGGATTGCTTCAAAAGAAGAAAAATATAGCATGAATTCTAAATTCAAGAATATAAAGATAAACATCGATACTACTCAAAATGTAGATCCGATAATAAAGATAGTCGATATTTTTGGAGACGCTTATAATATTTTTGTCACACCACAAATACCGTCCGGTCGTCCAAATGGTCGAGTTTCACAGAAAACTTGGAGAGAATATAAATACTTAGGTAAAGGCACCGGAGATTGGCAACCAGATAGAGCCCCGAATGGCCCATTTGCAATAAAGGTTGTTCTTGATAAATGGAAGAAGGGAGTTATGACAATTTTACAAAATCCCTCTCTTCGTAAAATATTCGCCAATCCTAACTTATCTATAAATGGTAATCCAGGTGCAGGTCAAGTACTATTTAATTTTATTAATGATATGTTAGATGATGACGCTTTGAAGGATTATGATGCCGCTAGAAGAAAATTATTAACAAAATATTTTAACATTGCTGAAGATAAAGCTAACATAAAACCAGCTCAGGCTACAATGGAAGGTAAAGAAGTTCCTAAAGATGAAGTAGTAGTGAATCAAACTGTATTATCAGAGCTTAGACCATTTAGTATATCTAAATCGGAATTTGATAAACACTCATATTTGATACTGAATTATGATGAAGATGGTAAAAAGCATACAATGGTAATGTATATCATGGGTACCTTTGTTGATAATAATAATAAAAAAATAGTAGCTTTCAAATATCAGATTGGTTATAAAGATCTTTTTAAATATTTATTATCTAAGAAATTTAAATCTCCAGAACAAGATCTTATAGATAAACTTGGTGAAAATGGTAAAATTAATATAGGATTCTTTGAAGGTGAATCTTTAAGAGGAACCTTTAATATGAAGACTCAAGAGCTAAATGAATTTATTAATAAAGTAGAGCTCAAAGATAAAGAGATTAAGATAGTTAAAGGATTCATATTAAATATTCCAAAGGATAAAAATAATAAGTATGTTATGGAGATTGTTAAAATAGAACCAGGTAAAGATATTATCACCGACAAAATGAGACCTAAGTATGATAAGTCTATTGGACTTAGTGATATAAAAGAAAAGTATAACAAAAAATAATGAAACATTTATCTAATTATAATAAATTTATTTCTGAGAAATATCAGTTAGACGCAAATGATGATCCTGAGATTGCCTCTCAAAAGAAATCTTTTAATGATTTAGAAGAAAACATCACTGAGTATAATCTTAAAAAAGTAAATTTAGATAATATCTATAAGACTTATACTGATGATAAAGATTTAATTAATAAGTTAAAAGATCAGAAACTAATTGAGGTAGATAATAGTAATACAAAAACTATTAAATTTACAAATCCTCTACTAGCCATACATGCTCAGATATCACGAAAAATGAGAAAAATAATGGATATTGAGAAGTTAATTAAAACAGATCAACAAACAATAACGAATAAAAAAGATGCTTCAAAAGGGAACAAGGATCTGATGGATAATTTGAAACAAGAAATTAAAGAAATTGAAGAAAAAATAGCATCTAAGAAAACCGAAATCCAAAAACTTAATTCTGAAATCATTATCTTGAAAAAACAGATCGACTCGGAAATAGCTAAAATAAAGAAACAACTTATTGACTCTCAACGAAGAATCAATAAAGAACAATCAACATAATTGTTAAAAAAAGAAAAAATATGATTTTTCTTTTTTTATATATATGTTAAACAAAAATAATTATACATTATGGCAATTCAAATTGGAAAATACAAGAGACCAGGTATCTTTATAGAGGAGTTTGATAATTCAGTAATTACCAGTCCTACTGTACAAGGTGTCACATCAATGATATTGGGTTTTTCAAAAAAAGGTCCAGTAAACACACCGGTACTTTTACAAAACATAAATGATTTAGAATCCATCTTCGGTTCTATTGATAGAAACCTTGAGAGAAAAGGCAGCTTCTTCCATAGAACTATAAGTAAAATGCTTGAATCAACTCCAGTCTATGCGATCAACTTGTTGTTAACTGATGATACTTTAGATAAAATTGAATATCGATCTCTTTCATCGGCTACTGATAAATCTAACGATGTTGAACAACTGGGCGCTTATAGAAGATTTTTTGATACTACCGGTTTTTGGAAAAGAGATACTGAGTCATTTATTGATATTACTAAATCAAATGTAGGCTATAATAACAGAGTTTTAAATTTTACAAATTTATCAGATCGATATATTACCATATTCATATTCAAAACTAGAATGAAAGGTTTCGATAGAAGTTTAATTGAATGGTACGGTTCTGTTGAAAAAATGCCAAATTATGTAAATCAAACTGATTGGGCTTCTGATTATATGGTAGATGTTATAGTTGTTGGTGGTGATTGGTCAAATTATCAAGAATTGTCAATTGATCCAAGATGGTCTCAATATTTCTCACCTAAGGGTTTGAAAAAAGATCAAATTTATAACTTTACTAATGATAGAAATGTAACATTATTATCTTTCTACGAAGGCTTATCTTTAATTCCTTATTTCAGAGATACTAACGGTAGAAATATTTTTATTGAAACAGTAATTAACCAAGACACCGACAGAACAGGTCTATTCTGTGCTTTCAATACTGATTTGTTTGAAACAGAATATACTAACGGACTAGTTGATTTAATTGGTAATAATTTAGTAGGCAGTACTGCTTCATCGATCAACTTCTTATCTTATAACGATGTTATTATGGAGACCGTATCATTCACAAATACATACCTTGATAGACCAGGTAATGTTGCGGCTATTGACAGCACCTCCATTGGTGTAAGAGGTGGGTTTGTAAACAATGGTTCTAGAACTGGCTGGTTTGCTGAAGGATTTGTAGCCGGTGTTAAATTCGATTCTTTATCTTTTACTGCCTCTGCAATTAACTTCACATATAGTGTTAGTAATGTTGTTGGTGGCCCGATTGTAGGCTCTACTTCTTCTTATGCTATTATAGGTGGTAATAGAGTTAACGTTACTGGTACAGCTTCATTTGAATTGGTTCCATCTAATTACCCAAACAACGGAACATTTAGTTCAGTTATTGTGTTAGACTCAACAGGTAATATTACTAAAATTGATAATACTATCAATTCAACGAATCCTTCAGTCACACCGACTGATATTGTGTTGGGCTACTTAACAGTTGGTGTGAGTAGTGGATCATTTGTGACTTACTCATTTAACCATGTAACTGTTAATAGTTCTGGTTATAAAGAGTTAACTTTTGGTACAGGAAGTAATGACTACTTTATTTCAAATGTTGGTACATCTGGTAATGTTTCATTGAAGTTCGAATTTAATGACACCGCTTCTACTCCAAGTACTTCAAATTATCATAGATACAGAAGAATTAAATTATTCAACTATTTGATTACACTATTAAATTCAAGTAATAAAGATAAAATGGCTATGGTTTATAACTTCTCGACTTTTGAGAAGGTTTCACTTGAAGGTATGCCAATAACAAATATCGTAACTTCAACAAATGCTAATAAATCGTTTATCATTCAAAACACCGGATTGAGTGTTACGCAATTACAAGATGTTTTAAATGGTAACTTTGTTTTATACAGAATCGATGATGAGTTCATTTTGGGTGAAGAAACCATTACTACTAGAAACTCTGCTTTCAATCCTAGTTCCCCAGCAGATGGTGTTGTTGCAAAATACTCACAGTTCTATATAAGATACAACGACGGTATTATCAACACGGGTGATTACTTCTATTCAAACTATCTTTCAGAAAAAATTAACGAAGTTGAATTTATCAATTCAAATGGCATGAATTATGTTAGATTCTATGCACCAATTGTTACTTCAAGTTGGCCAATAAATCCAATAGCAATGTTCGGTGATTCATTTATTGTTCCAAATTCAGTTTTAAACAACGGCATGATCGTAATTTCAAATTCCACACCTGCTACCGCAAGTGGTGGTGAATATTGGTTTGAAGTTGCTCAGAACTTAAATAACGAAGTTTTACAAAATGTTTCAGTAATATGGAATTGTTCAAAGAAGCACTATTTACAAATGTACTTTGATAGCTCAAATATTTTAAATGTTGCCTTCATGAACTCTACACTAAGTGCACCCGAAACAATTGATAATTTGAGCTCAAATACTACAATAGATATACACTCAAATAGAGCCAATTACAAACAAACTATCGAAATTGAAGTTCCATTGGGATATACTCAAGCACCTAATAAGATTTTAGTTAATGCTGCAAGATATAGTGAGATTAAAGTAGGTGACTTCTTAGAAGCCTACGTAGATACTACAACATTAGTACCTGGTCAGGTTCCTAAGAAACTTACTAGAATTTTAAGTAAAAAAATATATGCTGCTGATACATCATTGGTAGAAATTATCTGTGATGCTAGAATTAATAAGTTATCATACGGTCCAAGTGGTGATCTACAAACTACAAGATATACTTCAATTGAAGATTATATTACTGCATATAAAGCTATTTCTCTTAAAGGATTTAGAATCAGAGAAGCCTCAATGCCTGATGGTACAGAAGAAAGACAAAACGCTATATTAAATCTTGTTGGTAAAGGTACTCCTTTATTCAGAGCTATCACAAACAAAGAAGCTTTAGACTTCAGATACTTAGTAGACTCATTTGGTTTAGGCTTAACTGAAAGATCAAAACAACAACTTGTTGATATATGCGGTGAAAGGCTTGATGTTTTTGGATTCATAAATATGCCTTCTATGAAGTCATTCAAGAATTCGTCTTCTCCAAGTTTCTTAAAAAATGGCGTATTGAGTATTGAGTTTGTTTCAAAAGGTGGTGATCCTGAAAGCAACCCCGCTTTCTTGTACTCATTCGGTGAAGGTAGGGGTACAACAACTGTAGGTTACTTTACTCCTTACTTAACTGTAAATGATGGTGGTAGACCAACAGATGTCCCACCAGCAATGTTTGTAGCAACTACTTACATGAGAAAACAAATTACCAATGTAACAAATATTGTTCCCTGGACAATTGCAGCGGGTACTACAAATGGTAGAATCACTGGTATATCTGGAATTGAAATGGATTTCACACCCCAAGATATTGAGTGGTTAAACCAAGCTCAGATGAATCCTATAGTATTCAAGAAAAATCGTGGATATATAATTGAAACTGAGAACACTGCCCAAAGACTCTATAAATCAGCATTATCTTATATTCACGTAAGAGAAGTATTAATTGAACTTGAAAGAGAACTTTCAAGAATGTTGTTAGACTTCCAATGGAAATTTAACACCCCTGAGATTAGATCTGAGATTAAATTGAGAGCTGATATTATTTGCGAACAGTATGTAAACAGACAAGGTTTATACAATTACTTCAACAAGTGTGATGAAGAAAATAACACACCTGAAATAATTGATAACCAAATTGGTGTTCTTGATACTTATGTAGAACCAATCAAGGGTATGGGAGTTATAGTAAATAACGTTAAAATCCTTAGAACAGGTGCTATTCAATCAGGTGGATTTATTTCTTAAATCATAAAATAAAATAAAATAATAAAAAGACCCAGTCATGGGTCTTTTTTTTTGTTTTAAACAATTGTTATTTTTTTTTATATAAATGAAAAAAAGAGAGAGAATTGATCTCTTTCAATATATAAAAGAAAAAATAAAAAAAAAACTGTTTTATGTCACAAAATCTATCAGAAGAAGAATATTTAAAGAAACATCTAGAAGAACTCGAGGCTTCTAAACAAACTTATAAACAACAACCTTTAAACCCAAAGGTAACGTTTGATAATTCAAGATTGACAGATTTACAATATTTTTCATTCGATATTAAAGATTTTCCTTGTTCGATTTTCTATCCCCCTGGTACTTTAGTAAAAGTAAGAGCAGCACAAGTTAAGGAAATTCAAGCTTATTCTATGGTTGATGATAATAATTTTTATGATATTGTTGAAAAGATGAATGATATGTTATCTTCCTGTGTACGTGTTCAATATACAGGTGGTGAAATGGGCTCATATTTAGATTTAAGAGATCCAGATAGATACTATTTAATTTTCTTAATTAGAGAATTAACTTTTCAACAAGGTACAAATTTAGTAACTAAGTGTGAATGTAAGTGTGGACAAGAAGTTAGCATTGAACTCAAGAGAGAAAATTTCAGATACTATGAAACAAATGAGAGAATTAGTAAATTCTACAACCCAACATTAAGATGCTTTACATTTGAAACTAAAAATGGTAAAGTTTATAACTTAGCACCACCAACTATAGGTATACAAAAAAGTTTCACTGAATATATTATTAAAGAAAATTCAGAAAAAAGAAAGCCTAATCTTTCGTTTTTAAAGATTATTCCTTTCCTATTATACGACAGAACATCGATTACTATTGAAGGCATTAAAAGTAAATTAGATGAATTTCAAAAAATGGATGACATTTCTTTCCAATTTTTGAATTCAGCAGTTGAAAAAATGACCTTTGGAATAAAAGAATTAGTAAAAACTTGTAGCTGTGGTTTGGAGGTGCACAGCGATATGATATTTCCCGACGGACCGTCAGCTATTTTCGTTATTCATGATGCCTTTGACCAGTTTATTAAAGAATAAGCTACTTTTACAAAAACATTACCATACTCAAGAATGGGCTATGGATGAGTGGCCTTTCTGGATGCTAGAAGAAAACATTAAAATAGTTAATCAATTAGCTGAAGAAGAAGAAAAACAAAAGAAAAAAGAAGAAGAAAAACAAATGAGTTCAATGCCTAATTTTAATCCTTCAAGTTATATGAATCAGATGTCAGGAATGATAAATAAGTTCAAATAAAAAAACCCACTATATGGTGGGTTTTTTAATTCTATATTTTTTAAATATTAATAACCAGGTATAATAGGAGGTTGAATTGTGAAGTTACCATCTATGTATTCATCAATCCAGTAATCAGCTATGAAATCAGCAGTAACATCTTTCCAGATATCATTTGATGTCCAATCTAAAGAAATACCACCAAGTTTCTTGATTTGGCAGTTTTGGAAAGTAACCCTTCTTAAAACAATACCCTTTTTATCATGTTGGTTAACGATGATAGTGCCAATTATATCACTCTTATAATGCAATGAACCATTTTGTGAGTTCCAAACTAAGTCATACCAAGCTTTTAATGTGTTCCAGATTTCCATTGAACCAGCATCATTAACATTAACGTTAAATGGTATACTAAATTCAATTGTAGTCTTAGTTGGTGTAGTTAAGAAAGCTCGAGTTGAGTACTTAAATCTTTGCTCCTGTACTCCTATATCTGCTTCTGTTAGACTTATATCAATTTTTAACGCATTCTGTAGCATTAAAATTGGATCTCTACCCTGAGCTTGTAGAATCGTAGGTAATATGAAAGTAATCTCAAATAAATTCAAATATACAGCCTCATGAGGCTTAGTTCCGGGACCACCTGGACTTCCGGTTGTTAATAATCTTGTAAAATGTGGTAATGGCATATTCTTTTTATTATTTTTATATATATATTAATTAGTAAATCTGACTTTTTTCTAATTATTTATCAAAAACAGACTTAAATTTCACAGGGGCAGTATCTAAATTTAAATTCGATCTTTTATTTTAACATTACGTAATGCTTTGACCAAACGATGTTGTACATCTAGTATAGATATTGGTTTACCTGCTTTTGAATCTATTACAATTGGATAGTTTTTATAATCAGCAGCTTCAACTCTCACAGGATCTTTTTTTGTATCAATTAATAAATATTTAATTTGATTTGGATCAATTTCAATAAAATTATCTACATGTTTCATCACATCACTGAGTGTTACTTTAATTAGTTTTCAATCGATAATAATTTTTATGATTTTCTTTTAGAATAATCTAATTGTAATTTAACTTATTAAATTAACAAAAGGAAACGAAAAAAGGGCTTTATTAGAAAATGCTGAAATTAAATATGTAGTATAACTTTTGAGTATTTATTTAATATAAATAAAAAAATTATATTTATGAATGTCTAAAATTTTAGTTATTGGTGATACACATTTAGGATTAGGTTATCCAAACTCAGTTGATAAATGGTTTAAAGTTTCTCAAGAATACTTCGAAGATTTCTTATTTCCACTTCTTAAAAAAGAACTCACTAAAAATGATATTATTGTTCATTGTGGTGACCTTTTTGATAATCGAAACGTAGTGCCTATAAATATATTAACCTATGCGCAGTCTATTTTAGAAAGAATGTCTCAAATTTGTCAAGTACATGTTATTATCGGCAACCACGATTTATATAATAAAAGCTCTAATGATATCAATACCGTAAAACTTTATAAGTATATTCCTAACGTGAATGTTTATGAAGAGCCTACTAAGATTGATTTTATGGGTAAATCTATCTTAATGCTTCCTTGGGTCGAAAAAAGAAAAGACCAAATTGAAATCTTAAAAAAATATTCAGGTTGTGATTATCTTTTTTGTCACTCTGATCTAAATGGTGCTAAAATGCACTTAAATTCAATAGCTCATAAAAATCACGATAAAATTGATATAGAAGCCTTTTCAGGTTATAAACACGTTTATTCGGGACATATTCATATTCAACAAGTTAATAAGAATTTTACATTTGTTGGTTCTATTCATGAAATGGATCGTAATGATATCAATAATCAAAAAGGTATTTTCATTTTAGATGTCATAGAAGAAACCGAGAAGTTTATACCTAACAATATTTCACCTAAATTTAGAAAACTTTATATCACTAAAGAAGAACATATTGAAGAATTAGACAAAGTTTCTACTAAAGACTATATAGATCTTTTTATTTCTAATTCTTTAATTATCGGTAATCGTAAATTGAGAAGAAAATTGGAGTTGATGTTGGAGACTGGTAACTTTGCTTCGGTTGACTATATAGATGATATTCGAGATGAAAAACTAAAAGATTTAAGTGATGAAGAAACTAATTCAACTTTAGAAATCATCAAAGAATCTTCTGATTTGTCTCAATCAATAAAGATTGAACTAGAATATAAAGATGTGATTCGTGAGTATATTTCTAATCAAAGTTATCCAGATGAAAAGATTAAAATGGGTGTCCTACAGGAATTTAATGAAATAGTAAGAATCTATGACGAAAACTACGACTCCAAAAAAGAATAGATTTTATCATTCAAAGGGTAAATTCTTCCGACATAATTGATATTTTTTATAATATAATTTTTTTTTGTAGATTATTTTTTTTAAAACCATTTAATTAAAACTAATATAAGATATTTATGAAATTAGATCCGATTTATAAATGGACAGGTGGTAAACGAAAAGAAATAAAAAATTTTTCAAAATATTATCCAGATTTTGTTAAAAATAATGAAGATTATAAATTTGTTGAACCGTTTTTTGGTGGTGGTGCGGTTTATTGGAGTTTAGAATCTAATAAAAATGTTATAAATGACATAGACACTGAACTTATAAATTTTTTAAAAGTTCTTAAAGAAAACCCCGATGAAATATTAAAGATGTCTAAAATTTTTTCTGATAAAATATCAGAGATCTCAAAAAAAGAAAAAGAGAAAAAACTAACTATATCAGAAGCAAAAAAAGAAAGAGGACTTATATATTATGAGTGGAGAAATAAAGACAGAAAAGATGGATTGAAAAATCTATCCGATATAGATAGAGCATTTAGATTTCTAATAGTAAATCAGTTAGCATTTAATGGAATGAGAAGGTTTAATTCAAAAGGTGAATTCAATATACCATATGGTAATTATAAATCATTCAATCCAAATATAAAAAAGGAGCATATAGAAAAATTAAGAAATACTGATATTTTTTGTGATTCATATAAAGAAGTAATGACTAAAAATGATGATGATAATACTTTCATTTTTATAGACCCACCTTATACAAGAGAATTTAAAGAATATTCACATGAAAATGTATTTGGTAAAGATCAACAAATAGATTTATTTAATACCTTCAAAAGTATTAAAAATGCAAAGGTTATGGTTATAATAAACAAAGATGATTTTACATCAGAATTATATAAAGATTTCATAAAAGATGAATATGATCTGAAGTATTCAACTAATATTAAAAATAGATATGATAATTCAGTTAAGCACCTTATAATAACAAACTATTAAATAAGGAACAAAATTAAAATTAAAATAATTGTTAAATCTAATTGTTTCATTTGTTGTAAAGGTTATTTGATTTTTTTTTTAGGATGGTTAATATATTATTTCTTTTTCTTATACCTTGATTTAGCAGCTTTGGCTTTAGCCCATAAATCAGCATCGGCTTTTCTAGCACCACCAACACCAGTTATGAATGAGTTTACACGACCCATTCCCCACTGATGTTGAGCCACACCTGGTCTATGACCAGCATTCCAAGCTTGCATTCCTTTATTGAATACTTTTCTTAAAATTTTCATAGGTATTCCAGATGCTTTAGATTTCTTTTTAAGTGAAGTAGTTATATTAGATTTTTTAGATTCATTCATTGAATTTTTATATTCATTATATAATTTATTAAATTCTTCATCTGACATATCCTTGTAAATTTTACGATTTTTTAAAATTGCTGCCCAACCAAAATTAGTCATATCTTTTGGGTCTATTCCAAATTCTTGTATAAAATCATTTACTGTTAGTTTAGAATCATGAGGCATATTCCTTAATTTATACTCTAATTCAATCGTTAAATCAATTTTTGAGTCTTCGTCAAATTCATTATATTCATCACCGGCAACAACGTCTTCGTGTTTAAAGTTTTCAAATAATTTTAAGTATTTCATATTTTTAATTTTTTTTTTTCAAACATTCGATGATATGCTTTAGTGGCGGCTGATTTTTTAGTTTCAATTCTTTTACCAGATCTTTTATCTATATCAGCTTCCCAGTCTTTTTTGTATTTTTTCTTACCGCGAAACTCTTCAATTTCTTTTTTCATAGCATCTTTTTTACTAGTTAGATATTTAGCGGGTATGTGTTTACCTTTATATTTTTCACCTTTGGTTTTTGCTCTCTCAGAAACACCCAAAAAATTGTAAATACAATCTTCAATAATATCCATAGCTTCTTCAACATTATCACATTGGTCAGAATCAAGTTTTCCTTTGATGTTTCTAATTAATTTACCGGTTTCTATATCATATTTAATTATTATTTGTTCTTGGTTAATCTCCAGGGTTACATTTAAAAGATTATTATTCAGTGACCACTCAAAAGAAATAAATTCATCATCAATTGAATCAACTAGATCAGATAACTCTTCCATTTTTGTATTAATATAACCAATATCTGAACCTAAAATAAACTCTTCAAATAGTCTAACATGTCTCAGTTTATTTAAAGACTCTTCAATAATATTGAATTCATCGATCTCAGGTGAGATAGCTAAAGTCGAGCCATTATCCCATTTAACATGAATTTGTCCAATATCATCAATAAATTGAATAGTACCCTTATCACCTTCTTTAAGGTTTGTATATGGGTCCTCCATTCTAATTAATTCGATTCTTTTTCCAGCTAATGTTCTATTCATATTTTATATGGAATTTTATTTGTTTAGATTTTTTTATGTATATATTAAAATAATTTTTTAATTTTTATCTCAAGATTCATTTGATGTGTGGCTTCATCTTCACGGTCACGATGCCACATCAAGGATTCCTCATCCACATCACTTCTAAAAATTCTTATAAACTCACTTATGTCTTTAATCTCCTCAATAAAAGGTAATTTAGGTAACCTACCTCGAATAGATCTAAATTCTGGTGAATCCTCTGTAAATAATTTTTCTATATTTAATTTAGGATTATAAAAACAAAGTCTTTTTTTTTTCAATTTACCCTTTATCTACCCGTCAGGTATTATATCACTGTTTTCAAAATATTTTTCTTTATTTAACAACTTATTAAAATAACAAACCTTACCGGATAAATTATAACCGCCAAATTTTTTATTTTTAGTTCTACCTTTTATCCATTTTGACGAGACATAATCAATTAACTTCATTAAGGGGAGCTCCGAGAGAAGTCGGTGGTGATTTCTTATGTCATTTTAATAAATTAACTTAATTAAAGGAAACTCCAAAAGAGATTGTTGTGGTTTCCGTTGCTATGATAATCCCTTGCTTAAACTAATTTTAGATAATTTGTATATGATTAAACAAATTATCAAAAATCAGGAAGATTATTCAATCTGGAGAAAGGATGGAACCCTAGATGAGTTTAGATTTAGATTTGTAGAATTGATGCGGGATATTTAATATATACTATAAATTTAATATGTATCCTAATGAAATACCTACTAGAATCCTCCATATTTAACCAAATTGACCAGATTTGTAAGGAATTTGGTATAAAAAACTATACTGTAAATGGGGATGGATCTATCGATGTAGATGGTGATGTAAATTTAACCAATAAGGGATTATCAGAATTACCCCTTAAGTTCGGTATAGTAAGTGGTGATTTCCGCTGCTATGGTAACCAATTAACTTCACTAGAATGTTCACCGAGAAAAGTCGGTGGTGATTTCAACTGTGGTAGCAATCAATTGATTTCACTGGAAGGAGCTCCGGAGGAAGTCGGTGATGGCTTTTTTTGTAGTAATAATCAATTAACTTCGCTGGAGGGGGCTCCGAAAGAAGTTGGTGGTAGTTTCTACTGTGATGATAATCAATTAACATCATTAAGGGGAGCTCCAAGACAAGTAGGTGGTAATTTCTACTGTAATAATAATCAATTAACTACACTGGAGGGAGCTCCTAGAGAAGTAGGTGGTGTTTTCTATTGTTGTTATAATCGATTAACTTCATTGAGGGGAGCTCCAGAGGTAGTCGGTAGTAGTTTCCACTGTGGTTATAATCAATTAACTTCACTGGAGGGAGGTCCGATAGAAGTGGGTGGTCATTTCTACTGTCATAATAATAAATTAACTTCATTGAGAGGGGCTCCGGAGGAAGTCAGTGGTGGCTTCTACTGCTATAATAACCAATTAACTTCATTGAGGGGTGCTCCGAGAGAAGTGGGTGGTAATTTCTACTGTTATGATAATAAATTAACTTCACTAGAGGGAGCTCCGAGAGAAGTTGGTGGTAACTTCTACTGCTATGATAATCCACTTCCTCAACTAATTTTTGATAATTTGACTATGATTAAACACATCATTAAAAATCAAGAAGATTATTCAATCTGGAGAAGCGACGGAACCCTAGATGAGTTTAGATTTAGGGAAATGATGCGGGATATTTAATATATACTCTAAATTTAATATGTAAATGAAATATTTACTAGAATCCTCTAAATTTAACAAAATTCATCAGATTTGCCAGCAATATGGTATAGAAAAATATACTCTAAATGTGGATGGATCTATTGATGTAGATGGTGATGTAAATTTAACTGATAGGGAATTATTAGAATTACCGTTGGAGTTCTGTATAGTAAGTGGTGGATTCTATTGTAGTCATAACAAATTGACCACACTAAAAGGAGCTCCTAAAAAAGTAGGTGGTAATTTCTATTGTTATTGTAACCAATTAATTTCATTAGAAGGATCTCCGGAAGAAGTGGGTGGTGATTTCTACTGTAGTAATAACAAATTAACTTCACTGCAGGGAGCTCCAAAAGAAGTGGGTGGTGGTTTCTCTTGTATTAGTAATCAATTATTTTCATTAAAGGGATCACCAAGAGAAGTCGGTACCGATTTCTACTGTTATGATAATCAATTAACTTCACTGGAAGGAGACCCAAGAGAAGTAGGTGGTAATTTCCACTGTAGTAGTAATCAATTAACTTCACTAGAGGGAGCTCCGAGAGAAGTGGGTGACAATTTCCACTGCAGTAATAATCAACTAACTTCATTGCGGGGAGCTCCGAAAGAAATCGGTGTTAGTTTTTACTGTGATAATAATCAGCTAACTTCATTGGAGGGTGCTCCGAGAGAAATCGGTGGTAGTTTTTACTGTAATAATAATCAACTAACTTCATTAGAGGGAGCTCCAATAGAAGTCACTTATGACTTCTATTGTAATGATAATCAATTAACTTCATTAAAGGGTGCTCCGAGAGAAGTTGGTGGTGACTTCTACTGCTATGGTAATCCACTTCCTGAACTAATTTTTGATAATTTGACTATGATTAAACACATCATTAAGAATCAAGAAGATTATTCAATCTGGAGAAGTGATGGAACCCTAGATGAGTTTAGATTTAGGGAAATGATGCAGGATATTTAATATATACTCTAAATTTAATATGTAAATGAAATACCTACTAGAATCCTCTAAATTTAACCAAATTGATCAGATTTGCAAGAAATTTGATATAAAAAAATATACTGTAAATGGGGATGGATCTATTGATGTAGATGGTGATGTGGATTTGTCTTATCAAGGTCTATCAGAATTACCACTTAAGTTTGGTATAGTAAGTGCTAATTTCTACTGTCATCGTAATCAATTAACTACACTGAAGGGAGCTCCTATAGAAGTAGGTGGTAATTTCTACTGCTATGGTAATCAATTGACTAATCTAGAAGGAGCTCCAAGGGAAGTGGGTGCCGGTTTCTACTGCAATAATAATCAATTGATTTCATTATCAGGAGCTCCAAGGGAAGTAGGTACTAGTTTCTACTGTTATTATAATCAATTAACATCATTGGAGGGAGCTCCGCGAAAAGTAGGTGGTGATTTCAACTGTATTGATAATCAATTAACTTCATTACGTGGAGCTCCGCGAGAAGTCGGTGGTGATTTCCGTTGCTATATTAATCCACTCCCCCGATTAATTTTAGATAATATGGATATGATTAAACATATTATCAAGTATCAAAAAGACTATTCAATCTGGAGAAAAGATGGAACACTAGATGAATTTAGATTTAGTGAATTGATGCGGGATATTTAATATATACTCTAAATTTAATATATATCCTAATGAAACATCTAATAAAATCCTCCAAATTTAACCAAATTGAAGATTATTCAATCTGGAGAAGGGATGGAACCCTAGATGAGTTTAGATTTTGGGAAATGATGCGGGATATTTAATATATACACTAATGAAATACTTACTAGAATCTTCCAAATTTAAGGAAATTGATCAGATTTGCCAGCAATATGGTATAAGGGACTATACTTTAAATGGGGATGGATCTATCGATGTGGATGGTGATGTAGATTTAGCCTACAAAAGTCTATCAGAATTACCCCTTAGATTTGGTATAGTAAGTGGCAACTTTTATTGTCATAATAATCGATTAACTTCCCTCCGGGGAGCTCCGAGTGAAGTCGGTGCCAATTTCCACTGTTATAATAACCAATTAAGCTCATTAAAAGGGGCTCCGAAGGAAGTTGGTGGTGGTTTATATTGTTATAATAATCAACTAACTTCATTAGATGGAGCTCCGGTAGAAGTCGGTGGTAGCTTCTATTGTGAATATAATCAGCTAACTTCATTGGAGGGAGCTCCGAGTGAAGTCGGTGCCAATTTCCACTGTTATAATAACCAATTAACTTCATTAAAAGGGGCCCCGAGAGAAGTGCCCGGTGATTTCTACTGTTATAATAATCAACTAACTTCATTAGATGGAGCTCCGGTAGAAGTCGGTGGTAGCTTCTATTGTGAATATAATCAGCTAACTTTATTAGAGGGAGCTCCGAAGGAAGTTGGTGGTAGTTTCTATTGCTATAATAATCAATTAACTTCATTAGATGGAGCTCCGAAAAAAGTGGGTGGTAATTTTTACTGTGGTAATAATCAATTAACTTCATTGAGGGGAGCCCCGAGGGAAATCGGTAGTGATTTATACTGTAATGATAATAAATTAACTTCATTAGAAGGGTCTCCGATAGAAGTCGGTGCCAATTTCTACTGTTATAATAATCAATTAACTTCATTAGAGGGAGGTCCAATGCAAGTCGGTGGTGTTTTCGTATGTAGTAATAATCAATTAACTTCACTGGAGGGAGCTCCGAGAGAAATCGGTGGTGATTTCTACTGTTTTAATAATCCACTCCCCCGATTAATTTTAGATAATATGTCTAAGATTAAGGAAATTATCAAGTATCAAGAAGATTATTCAATTTGGAGAAGGGACGGAACCTTAGATGAATTTAGATTTAGTGAATTGATGAGGGATATTTAATATATAGTCTAAAATTATACTTAAATGAAATACCTACTAGAATCCTCTAAATTTAATCAAATTGATCAGATTTGCCAGCAATATGGTATAGAAAAATATACTCTAAATGGAGATGGGTCTATTGATGTAGATGGTGATGTGGATTTAATCAATATGGGATTATCAGAATTACCCCTTAAGTTTGGTATAGTAAGTGGCAGCTTTTATTGTCATAATAATCGATTAACTTCCCTCCGGGGAGCTCAGAGAGAAGTCCGCGGTGATTTCTACTGCAACAATAATAAACTAACTTCATTAAAAGGGGCTCCGAAGGAAGTTGGTGGTAGTTTCTATTGTTATAATAATCAACTAACTTCATTAGAGGGAGCTCCGGTAGAAGTCAGTGGTAGCTTCTATTGTGAATATAATCGGCTAACTTCATTAGAGGTAGCTCCGAAGGAAGTTGGTGGTAGTTTCTATTGCTATAATAATTATTTAACTTCATTAGAAGGGGGTCCGAGAGAAGTCGGTGCCAATTTCTACTGCCATAATAATCAATTAACTTCCCTCCGGGGAGCTCCGGAGAAAGTCGGTGCCAATTTCTACTGCTATGGTAATCAATTAACTTCACTGGAAGGAGCCCCAAGAGAAGTAGGTGCTAATTTCCACTGCAGTAGTAATCAATTAACTTCATTAGAGGGAGGTCCGATGCAAGTCGGTGGTGTTTTCGTATGTAGTAATAATCAATTAACTTCACTGGAGGGAGCTCCGAGAGAAATCGGTGGTGATTTCTACTGTTTTAATAATCCACTCCCCCAACTAATTTTAGATAATCTAGATATTATTAAACATATCATCAAGTATCAAGAAGATTATTCAATCTGGAGAAGGGATGGAACCTTAGATGAGTTTAGATTTTGGGAAATGATGCGGGAGATTTAATATATACTCTAAATTTAATATGTAAATGAAATATTTACTAGAATCCTCCAAATTTAACCAAATTGATCGGATTTGTCAGCAATATGACATAGAAAACTATACTCTAAATGGAGATGGATCTATTGATGTGGATGGTGATGTGGATTTAATCAATAGGGGATTATCAGAATTACCCCTTAAGTTCGGTATAGTAAGTGGTGATTTTTATTGTCATAATAATCGATTAATTTCCCTCCGGGGAGCTCCGAGTGAAGTCGGTGCCAATTTCCACTGTTATAATAACCAATTAACTTCATTAAAAGGGGCTCCGAGAGAAGTACCCGGTGATTTCTACTGTTATAATAATCAACTAACTTCATTAGATGGAGCTCCGGTAGAAGTCGGTGGTAGCTTCTATTGTGAATATAATCGGCTAACTTCATTAGAGGGAGCTCCGAAGGAAGTTGGTGGTAGTTTCTATTGCTATAATAATCAACTAACTTCATTAGATGGAGCTCCGAGAGAAGTGGGTGCCAATTTCTACTGTAGTAATAATCGATTAACCTCCCTCCGGGGAGCTCCGGAGAAAGTCGGTGCCAATTTCTACTGCTATGGTAATCAATTAACTTCATTGAGGGGAGCTCCGAGAAAATTGGGTGGTGGCTTCTACTGTAGTAATAATCCACTGCCGCAACTAATTTTATATAATTTAGGTATAATTGAGGAAATTATCAAAAATCAAGAAGATTATTCAATCTGGAGAAGGGATGGAACACTAGATAAGTTTAGATTTAGGGAAATGATGCGGGAAATTTAATATATACTCTAAAATTATACTTAAATGAAATACCTACTAGAATCCTCTAAATTTAACGAAATTGATCAGATTTGCCAGCAATATGGTATAAAAAACTATACTCTAAATGGGGATGGATCCATCGATGTGGATGGTGATGTAGATTTAGCCTACAAAAGTCTATCAGAATTACCGGTTAGATTTGGTATAGTAAGTGGCAGCTTTTATTGCTATAATAATCAATTAACTTCACTGGAGGGAAGTCCGATGGAAGTGGGTGCCAATTTCTACTGTGGTAATAACCAATTAACTTCCCTCCGGGGAGCTCCGAGGGAAGTCGGTGCCAATTTCTACTGTTATAATAATCAATTAATTTCACTGGAGGGAGCTCCTCGGGAAGTGGGTGATAATTTCTCCTGTATTTATAATCAATTAACTTCCCTCCGGGGAGCTCCGAGAGAAGTCGGTGGTAGTTTTTACTGTGATAATAATCAACTAACTTCATTGGAGGGTGCTCCGAGAGAAGTCCCCGGTGATTTCTACTGTAGTTATAATAAATTAACTTCACTCCAGGGAGCTCCGAGAGAAGTGGGTGGTGATTTCTACTGTTATTATAATCAATTAACTTCACTGGACGGAGCTCCGAGAGAAGTGGGTGCTGATTTCCTCTGTAATGATAATCAATTAATTTCGCTGGAGGGAGCTCCTGAAAAAGTAGGTGCCACCTTTGAATGTAGTAATAATAAATTAACTTCACTCCAGGGAGCTCCGAGAGAAGTGGGTGGTGATTTCTACTGTAATCGTAATAAATTAACTTCATTAGAGGGAGCTCCTAGAGAAGTCGGTGGTGATTTCTTTTGCACTTATAATAAATTAACCTCATTGTGTGGTGCCCCAACAGAAGTGGGTGGTAATTTCTACTGCTATAATAATCCACTACCTAAATTAATTTTAGATAATCTATATGTGATTAAATATATCATCAAGAATCAAGAAGATTATTCAATCTGGAGAAGGGATGGAACCATAGACGAATTTAGATTCCGGGAAATGATGTCGGAATTTTAATATATACACTAATGAAATACATACTAGAATACTCGATATTTAAAAAAAAATCGATCAGATTTGCCGGAAATAGAAACTGAGATTGAACTGGAAAACTGGTATAAAAAAGTATACTCTAAATCCTGACGGATCTATAGATGTGAGTGGTGATGTAGATTTATATAATAGGGGATTATCGAAATTGTCCCTTAAGTTTGGTATGGTAAGTGGTAATTTCTATTGCCAAGATAATCAACTAACTTCACTAGAGGGAGCTCCGGAGGAAGTCGGTGTCAATTTCTACTGATATTACAATCAATTAACTTCACTGTTAGGAGCTCCAAGAAAATTGGGCGGTGGCTTCTACTGTATTAATAATCCACTGCCGCAACTAATTTTAGATAATTTAGGTATAATTCAGGAAATCATCAAGAAGATTATTCAATCTGGAGAATGGATGGAACCTTAGATGAATTTAGATTTAGGGAAATGATGCAGGATATTTAATATATACTCTAAATTTAATATGTAAATGAAATATTTACTAGAATCCTCTAAATTTAACGAAATTCATCAGATTTGCCAGCAATATGGTATAGAAAACTATACTCTAAATGGGGATGGATCTATCGATGTAGATGGTGATGTGGATTTAACCAACAGAGGACTATCAAAATTGCCCCTTAAGTTCGGTATAGTAATTGTTGATTTTTATTGTCATAATAATCAATTAACTTCCCTCCGGGGAGCTCCGAGAGAAGTGGGTGCCAATTTCTACTGTAGTAATAATCGATTAACCTCCCTCCGGGGAGCTCCGGAGGAAGTCGGTGTCAATTTCTACTGCTATGGTAATCAATTAACTTCACTGGTAGGAGCTCCGAGAAAATTGGGTGGTGGCTTCTATTGTAGTAATAATCCACTACCGCAACTAATTTTAGATAATTTAGGTATAATTGAGGAAATTATTAAAAATCAAGAAGATTATTCAATCTGGAGAAGGGATGGAACCTTAGATGAATTTAGATTTTGGGAAATGATGCGGGAGATTTAATATATACTCTAAAATTATATTTAAATGAAATACCTACTAGAATCCTCTAAATTTAACGAAATTGATCAGATTTGTCAGCAATATGGTATAACGGACTATACTCTAAATACTGATGGGTCTATAAATGTAGATGGTGATGTGTATTTAAATAATAGGGGATTATCAAAATTACCCCTTAGGTTTGGTATAGTAAGTGGTGATTTTTACTGTGGTAATAATCAATTAACTTCGTTAGAGGGAGCTCCGAGGGAAGTCGGTATCAGTTTCTACTGTCAAAATAATCAATTGAACACGCTAAAAGGAGCCCCAAGGCAAGTAGGTGCCAATTTCTACTGCCGTAATAATCGATTAACTTCATTAGAAGGAGGTCCGGGGGAAGTCGGTGGTGTTTTCGTATGTAGTAATAATCAATTAACTTCACTGATGGGAGCTCCGAGAGAAGTTAATGGTCATTTCTACTGTAGTGATAATCGATTAACTTCATTAGAGGGAGGTCCGATGCAAGTCGGTGGTGATTTCGTATGTAGTAATAATCAATTAACTTCATTAGAGGGAGGTCCGATGCAAGTCGGTGTCAGTTTCTACTGTCAAAATAATCAATTGATCACGCTAAAAGGGGCACCAAAACAAGTAGGTGCCAGTTTCTACTGCAATTTTAATAAATTAACTTCACTGATGGGAGCTCTGAGAGAAGTAAATGGTGTTTTCGAATGTAGTAATAATGAATTAAATTCATTAGAAGGAGCTCCGATGGAAGTCGGTGAAAGTTTCCACTGTGATAATAATCAATTAACTTCACTAGAGGGAGCTCCGAGAGAAATCGGTGGTAGTTTTTACTGTGATAATAATCAACTAACTTCATTGGTGGGAGCTCCAATAGAAGTCACTTATGACTTCTATTGTAATGATAATCAATTAACTTCATTAAAGGGTGCTCCTAGAGAAATCGGTGGCAGTTTTTATTGTCATAATAATCCCCTTCCTAAACTAATTTTAGATAATATGTCTAAGATTAAGGAAATTATTAAAAATCAAGAAGATTATTCAATCTGGAGAAGGGATGGAACCCTAGACGAATTTAGATTTAGGGAAATGATGCGGGAGATTTAATATATACTCTAAAATTATACCTTTATGAAATATTTACTAGAATCCTCCAAATTTAACCAAATTGACCGGATTTGCAAGAAATTTGATATAAAAAAATATACTGTAAATGGGGATGGATCTATTGATGTAGATGGAGATGTAAATTTAACTGATAGGGAATTATTAGAATTACCGTTGGAGTTCGGTATAGTAAGTGGTGGATTCTATTGTAGTCATAACAAATTGAACACACTAAAAGGAGCTCCTAAAAAAGTAGGTGGTAATTTCTATTGTTATTGTAACCAATTAATTTCATTAGAAGGATCTCCGGAAGAAGTGGGTGGTGATTTCTATTGTCATAATAATAAATTAACTTCACTGGTGGGAGCTCCGAGAGAAGTGGGTGCCAATTTTCACTGTAGTAATAATCGATTAACCTCCCTCCGGGGAGCTCCGGAGGAAGTCGGTGTCAATTTCTACTGCTATGGTAATCAATTAACTTCACTAGTAGGAGCTCCGAGAAAATTGGGCGGTGGCTTCTACTGTAGTAATAATCCACTACCTAAACTAATTTTAGATAATATGGCTAAGATTAAGGAAATTATTAAAAATCAAGAAGATTATTCAATCTGGAGAAGGGACGGAACCATAGATGAGTTTAGATTTAGGGAAATGATGCGGGATATTTAATATATAACTTAATGAAATACCTACTAGAATCCTCGATATTTAAAAAAATCGATCAGATTTGCCAGCAATATGGTATAAGGGACTATACTCTAAATGGGGATGGATCTATTGATGTAGATGGTGATGTAGATTTAAGTGATAGGGGATTATCAAAATTACCCCTTAGGTTTGGTATAGTAAGTGGCAATTTCTACTGTCATCGCAATCAATTAAATTCATTGGAGGGGGCTCCGTGGAAAGTTGGTGGTGATTTCAATTGTGGTAGCAATCAATTGATTTCACTGGAGGGGGCTCCGGGGGAAGTCGGTGGTGTTTTCGAATGCAGTGATAATCAATTAACTTCACTGATGGGGGCTCCGAGAGAAGTTAATGGTCATTTCTACTGTGATGATAATCAATTAACATCATTAAGGGGATCTCCGATAGAAATTGGTGGTAGTTTTTACTGTCGTTATAATCAATTAACTTCATTGTGGGGAGCTCCGAGGGAAGTCGGTGGTGATTTTTCCTGTAGTGGTAATCAACTAACTTCATTAGAGGGATCTCCGAGGGAAGTCGGTGATAATTTCTATTGCTATAATAATCAATTAACTTCACTAGAGGGAGCTCCGAGGGAAGTCGGCGGCAATTTCTACTGTCATTATAATAAATTAACTACACTGGAGGGAGCTCCGAGGGAAGTCCCCGGTGATTTCTCCTGTCATAATAATCAATTAACTTCACTAGAGGGAGCTCCTAGAGAAGTCGGTGCCAATTTTTACTGTGACAACAATCAATTAACTTCACTGGAGGAGGCTCCGAGAGAAGTGCCCGGTGATTTCTACTGTCAATATAATCAATTAACTTCACTGGAGGGAGCTCCTGGGGAAGTCGGTGGTGATTTCTCCTGTTCCAATAATCTATTAACTTCATTAGAAGGAGCCCCGAGATATGTCGGTGGTAATTTCTATTGTAGTAATAGTCAATTAACTTCACTTATGGGAGCTCCAAGAGAAGTGGGTGGTGATTTCGACTGTCATAATAATCCACTCCCCCAACTAATTTTAGATAATATTGCTAAGATTAACGAAATTATTAAAAATCAAGAAGATTATTCAATTTGGAGAAAAAACGGAACCCTAGATGAGTTTAGATTCGGGGAAATGATGGGGGATATCTAATATATACTCTAAAAATTAATATATACGTTTATGAAATATTTACTAGAATCTTCTAAATTTAATCAAATTGACCAAATTTGCCGGGAATATGGTATA